AACGTAATATATACTTGATACTTTAGTGAAAGTATATATTACTTATACAACACTTAACTAGTCCGCTGTCGGACTTAACCAAACGGAGTTTGATATGCAAAATAGTAAAAACGTCACTACATCTGAAGATAATGTCTACACCCTACTCGACAGGATTGTCACCTTGCATGAATTACAAGCATCGCTTGAAGACATTGATGTCGAAGTTGCTAAAGCAAGAGTGTTTTTGAATGGACTTAACAATATGGAGTATTGAAATGCAGACAGGAAAGATTGTTAAATTGCAGGGCAAGACCCGCCATGGCAAAAACCGTGTGAATCAACACGGTGAGTTTTGGCAGGTGCTTGACCTACCCAAGCGTATACCCGAATGGCCTACTGGCACATTCCGCTTGCAGTCTCTTGAGACTGGTGATATACGTTGGCTAACGAATGACTTTGAAGCAACCATTGTTACGGAGTAACACTATGACTTACCAAATCTTAGGTGTTGGCAATAATGCCAAAACAATCAAGGGTGATGGCTCAGAATATGTCACAGCTATCCGCTATCTCAAGCCGTTCAAGACCATGTTCAAGGGCAAGGTGCATAACCTATGTGCTATGGCTGAGACAGCCAAGTGCCATGAAGGTTGCCTGTTCACAGCAGGGCGTGGTGCTATGAACGCTGTGCAACGTGGTCGTGAACGAAAGACTATGTGGCTACTGTCAGACCCTGTAGGTTTCTATGATGCCCTGAACGCTGACATTGAGACATTCATTCGCCGCCAACTTAAGAATGGCATCACGCCGTGTATCCGTCTTGGTGGCACAGATGACAAGGGTGATGCTATGAAGCTGGCCTCTAGCTATACTGATGCTCAGTTCTATGATTACACTAAGGTAATCAAACGTGCCTATCAGGATTTGCCTGACAACTACCATATCACACTGTCTTACAGTGAGGCTGATATGGACTATGCTGACAAGGTTCACCAAGCTGTGCTTGACACTGGTGTAAATATGGCGGTAGTATTCCGCAAAAAGCTGCCCGATACATTCCGTGGCTTGCGTGTCATTGACGGTGACAAGGATGACTTGCGATTCCTTGACCCGAAGGGTGTAGTCGTTGGCTTACTTGCCAAAGGCAGAGCCAAGCACGATGATAGTGGATTTGTCATCGACATTGACGGACGGTTCTAAACCTCTTATGTATATCTTATGTAACATATATACTGATACTTTAGTGAAGTATATATTGTTACTTAGATATACTAGAATAGTCCGACAGCGGACTAAGGAGATTTATGATGCGAATAAGAAATACTATCAACCCTGTAGCAAAGGCACTCCTACAGAGTAATCGCAATCGTTCACAAGTAGTGCCTGACAAAACCAAATACAATCGTAAGAAAGATAAAAGAAATGCAAATAAAGTTAGACAACATGAAGAACCAAAAGACAACTAAGCCAGAGGGCAAGCGTGACCAATGGCGTAGTTACAACAAGCGAAAGCAAAACGTAAGACGTATTGCAAGGCGTAATACTCAGATAGCACAGGAGCAAAGCTATGGATAAGGTGCGTGTATATTGGAATCTTCATAAGAAATGCTGGTCTATACAAGACCGCAAGACAGGCAGAGTAATCAGACATGAGACCACTTGTATCCTATCTGCTGGCAAGTTTGTTGTCCGAAAAGCTGGGCAAGAAAAGGTGAGGCGTGAGGGCAAGAAGAATGTCCACGCCTTTGCTGTAGGCACAGTATCAAAATTGGATGCTAGGGCTTTCATGCAAGATACATGCAGACCTGTCACATACAATCCCTATGTCAATGACACCTTTGTGTTCAAAGATACAGGTGAATCTGTTACCGACATTGACACAATCGTTGTCGGTAAATACGAAGGTAGGCCATGCGTATGGGCTTACCAAAGCAACAACCCTAAGTCCGACAGCGGACTAACAAACTAACCAACATAAAGGAGATATTATTATGACATCACTTAACATTGAGAACACCATCAAGTCTGGCACATATCACAAGCGTTCAACAGGTATGACAGGACAAGTGCTTGCATCACCTCAGATTGAGGCCAAGCTGGGTAAAGTCGAATCCCTATACGAAAAGTATCATGGCGTGGCTCTAGGCCGCTACAACCTGTATCGTGCTATCCTACCGCTTGCTCGTGAGACTAAGGCTGACAGTGGTGGTTTTATTCATGGTGATGCTGGTGCTATTGCACTCAAGACACTGGATGTAATGCACAAGGAACTTGGCAAGGCTCTACGCCGTAAGAATCGTGACGCTATCTCTATTGAGATTGGCACACTTCAAATCAACAACCTGCGTGACCTTGCTCGTGGCAAGGGTGGGCGTAAGGCAATCAGGAAGGTAGCATAATATGTATTGGGAAATTGGTATCAAGATGGATGGCGTCAGTGGTGTGTATAATATACACCCACAGCCCTTGGCTGAGTCCGTATGGAATCATGCAGTGGAACACGCTTTGGACATGGCACAAGCCTTGTATCCACAAGCACATATTGAATTAGAGTTTGTTAAGGAGTTTGAAACAAATGGCTAAGAAAATATATGATGTAAAGATTGACCTGACCCTGTGGTATGACCGCAACTTTACCATTGAGGCAGACAATGCAGATGAGGCAGAGGCACTAGCACGACAAGCGGCTATGGAACAGACGGAACACCTAATTGACATTGACCTGCCTGTTGAGAATGATGGTGACTGGACGTATGGCAATCAAGAATATGATACTGTGCATGTGAGGTTAGAAGAATGAACTGCTGGAACTGTAGAACAGAACTAATATGGCAATGTGACCATGACGTATCTGCGGATGGATGGTTTGACTATTTAGATAAAAAATTATATGTCATGCGCACCGACTTGCTATGTCCAAATTGTGATTGTGATATACACGTATGGTATCCAAAGGATGAGGAGATTGATGATGACTAACACTGTGATATATACGGACGAAGAAATTGAACTTCAAGTTATGAAGTGCGTTGATACTTGGACACATGCCGAACTGTTACAGTTTGCCTATGAAGAAATGTATCATTATTATACCAATAATGTGTGTGATGAAGAACTTACACAATTCATGGAGGCTATTAAATATGACTAAGTTTGACCCAAACAAAACATACGCCATTGGCCTGTGGAATATGACGTTCTACGCCATTGACTGTGAGACAGATAAGCCTGTGCGTAATAAGGATGGTTCTGTTGCTCAGTTTCGTGTGGATAACTATGACTACACATATATAGCAGACGGATTAGATGTAGCTGATTTGAAAGAGGCGCAACCAATAGTGCATTTGTATAAAGGAGAACTTGTAAAATGATAACACTTGATTTAACGACTCAACAAGTCAACGCCATACTGATGGCACTTGGTTCAGAGATTGATTACACATTTGAGATGGGCGGCAAACCTGATTGGGAAACATTTCCAGAGGTTGCCGCTTTGCTAGTGGCATATTATAATGTGCGTTGTAAATTTGAGGAGATTAAAGATGCCTAATCATACAGACAACAGAGTAATTCTGTCACACGATGACAGTCAGCAGATTGACAAAATCTACAACGTGATGAACACAGGTGACGCAGAACTGTGCAACTACCTGATACCAGAGCCGCGTGATGATGCTGATGAGCCTATGAGTGGCTGGTATGACTGGCGACTAGACAACTGGGGAACTAAGTGGGACATCTACAATGCCACCTGTGAACGTATGGATGCCAACACACTTGTCATGTCCTTCGATACGGCATGGTCACCACCTATACCTGTCTATGATAAGCTGGTAGACATGGGCTTTGAGGTTAATGCACGTTACCTTGATGAAGGGTGGATGTTCATTGGTGAGTATGTAGATGGTGATGATTGGTCTAGTGTTGAAGTAGAAAGTGTAGTTGAAGACTACCCTGACCTTGACCTTGAGTTTGGTATTAGTGACCGTATAGCTGAGTATGCAGAGGAGAACAAAGATGATTGAACATGACCGCAAAAAACTACTGAAAGTAATCAATCTAATAAAAGATATTGGCATGACTACTGATGACAAATGCCCTATCACATACAATCAAGTGTGTGAATTGCAAGATGCTGAATATGTATTGCGTGGTATTGGTTCATTCGCCAAGCCTAAGTGCAATGAGCATGGGCATACATTGTATTGGGCAGACTATGAATATGCCGAAGATGTTATGGAGATTAAAGATGGCGATTAAAATGACACGAGAAGATTTGATATGGCAGTGGGCATCAGGTGAACACTTATGGGCAGAAATGCCAGATGAGGTAGTCATAGGGGATGATGAGGCTATGGAAGCATGGATTGTAGACCATAGGATTGAAGCAAATGAACATAGAGATGCCCGTAATATTATGTCTGACATCAACACTCTTGCTACTGACGTTGAGTATTTGATTAAGTTTCTACAAGCACGAGGGGAGTTGTAATGATGGTGATTAGGGCTTGACTACGCAAACTATTACTGATATAAAAAGACATCAATTAACGATAGGAGAATGATAATGCTAGAATATATCCCAGAACATCTCGACTTTGAGGTAGAATTTGAGCCGACTAAAGTTGACGATAAAAAGTATGTTATCAATGGTGATACAGGTGATTACATTGGTATTGTAGGCAAAGACTTTACCTGTGCCAATCATGGTGACTTCTTCCGCAAAGTTATGAACGCAACAACTGACACTCTGTCTGATTACGACACAGAAGGCGCACAGATTAGCTGGCGTAGCGCACACAAGGATGGCTGGGCTATGATGGACGTTACCCTGCCCAACGTGACAGCTAAGATTGCCACAGACAGGCATGAGACTACGCTGATGAAGCGTATCATCGCACTGCATGGTGTAAATGGCACTTGTTCTAACACCACAATCTTTGGTGCTATCGACTTCTTCTGTCTGAATGGTCAGATACGTGGCAAGCATGACAAGGTGATGCGTAAGAACACCAGTGGCTTCAACATAGATAAGTTCATCACTGAACTGCACAAGTCTCAGCAGGACTTCACTGCACAGGCAGAACAGATGCAACGCTGGGCAAACACTAGCCTAGTCGGTGTCGATGTTAAGGCTATGCTTGAAACACTGCTAAAGTCTGACCGCAATGCAGAGAAGATGAACACCTTATACAACCAAGAGGTGTCTGTTCGTGGACGTAACTTGTGGTCTCTATATTCTGCCTTCACTAACTATGCTACGTATGCAGATGAACGTAATGGTTTCACTCATCGTAACACTGGCGGTGATACACAAGAAAAAAGATTGTTCATGCGTGAGGTTGAGGTAGCTGGCTGGGTTGAAAGCAAGCAGTTCAAGGAGTTGTTGGCGGCATGAGGACAGTAGGTGATTTAGTGCAGAAGTATTACACTTCTAATGATTTCAATATGTTGCGGGACAGGTCTAAGAAAGATTATCAATACTTTCTTAGTGTAATGCTTGACACATTTGGTGATGTAAAGTTTGACGAACTTACAAGTAAGCAAGCTAAACATGCCTATGAGGAATGGGTTGCGCGTGGCATCAGCCTTGCTAACCACGTCTGCACTGTTTCATCTATCCTGTTTCGTTACGCTATTGAGATGGAGTATGCGACAGTCAATCCCTTTGCCAACGTCAGGCGCAAGACATCACCACAACGCAAGGTTGTGTGGACTGAGGACGATGTTCGTAATTTCCTTGACACTGCATACAGTGAGTTTCAATGGCGTAGCCTTGGCCTAATTGTTCACATGGCATACGAATGGTGTCAGCGACTAGGTGACATGCGATTACTTACATGGGATAACTTTGACTTAGATGACCGCAAGCTATACCTTGAGCAGTCTAAGCGTAGGGCAGAGGTAACTTTGCCCATCGAAGATGACTTGCTTGAGATGCTTATTCAACAAGAGCAGGACTTTGGTTTTCAACAGTATGTTGCGCCAAGAACCAGCCCCGTGCAGGGCGAGTATCATCCATATAGTATGGAGAGGCTATCCAAAGCTGGTCGGGCTGTCATGCGTGAAGCTGGACTGTCTGATGAACTACGACTGATGGACTTGCGGCGCACTGGCACGACACAGATGGTCGAAGCTGGTGTGCCTATGGGACAAATCATGTCGGTAACAGGACATAGTAACCCGCAGTCAGTGAAACCTTACATGAAAAATACGTATGCCTCCGCAAATAATGCGTTGACAGCACGTAAATCTCATGGTAAAAGCACTTAACTGCCGCAGAGAAAGTGATATAGTATGAGTAATATATATAATATAGTAAGTGAATTAGATATACGTAATGGGGAAACCAAACGTATTAATTGCCCATCATGTAATGGACACAAGACATTCACTGTGACTAATAATATGGGCAAACTTATCTGGAACTGCTACAAGGTATCTTGTGGTGTATCAGGTGGCACTCGTGTCCATCTCACAGTAGATGACATCAAGCGTGGCTTTAAAGATGCTGAAAACTACGCCGAAGAAAAGTTTGAACTGCCTACTTACATTGTGCCTCACCGTGGCAAACGTGGGGTAGTCAAGTGGTGTGCTGAGTGGGGCATCAATGAAGATGACCACGGCCTGATGTATGATGTGAAGGAAGACCGTGTGGTATTCCCTGTCGTGCATGATGGCAAGCTGGTGGACGCTACAGGCAGAACATTAACCAAAAGAATACCTAAATGGAAAAGATATGGAAATAGTGGCTTGCCTTATGTCTCAGGACATGGTAAAGTCGCCGTAGTTGTTGAGGACTGTGTGAGTGCAACCATTGTTGGTTATGGTTCCTTTGTCGGGGTTGCGTTGTTAGGCACGTCTTTGTCTGATACGCATAGAAGGTATCTTGCACAGTTCTCAACAGCAGTCATAGCATTAGACCCCGATGCACTACCCAAGACACTTGCTATGGCGAAAGAATTACGTGGACACGTTTCGGATGTTCGTGTATTGAGGTTGGTGGATGATATAAAGTATAGAAACCCGACAGACATGGAGAAGCTAGATGCTCTCCGCAGACAGATAGGAGAATAACCACATGGAACTTACACTGATAAGAAGCCTAATGGATAAGGAGTTCTACGATGACCATCGTGGTTCGCGCTGTCCAACACGCTTGTTCAGCAAGGACGTGCGTAAGATTAAAGAGTCTATTGATATGGCTATGGATAGGTATGAACGCACTGTAACACCTGATGAGATAGAGGCATTGTTCATGTCGAACAACCCGACACTCACCACTGCACAGAAACAAGCCTATACATCGCTGTTCAATACCATCAAGAGTGAGCAACCTATGGGTGGTGACGTAGCACAAGAGGTGTTGTCTAAACTATTCCAGCAGGTTATTGGTGAGGACGTAGCCAATATTGGATTTGATATGGTCAATGGTTCTGCCGCTACACTTGAGGCACTACGCAATCTACTTGAACAGTATGGCGATGACTTCACCCCTAATCTAAAGATTGAGTGGGATGACATCAGTATTGAGACATTGATGGCGAAGGCTGAGTTAGAAGCCAAGTGGTCATTCAATATACCTAGTGTAACACGTAAGGTTGAGGGTGTCAGTGGTGGGCAGTTGATTGAAGTAGGCGCACGGCCTAACACTGGCAAGACTTCCTTTCATGCCAGCTTGATAGCCGCACCGGGCGGCTTTGCATCACAGGGTGCTAAGTGTGTCATCCTATGTAATGAAGAGCCTACCCACCGTGTTGGTGCTAGATACTTGACAGCCGCCGCAGGTATGTCAGCCCGTGAGGTCAAGTCTAACATGCAGGTAGCTAGGTCATTGTATGAACCAGTGATGAACAACATCAGAATCAAAGAAGCTGGTGGTCGTGACATGGCATGGGTCGAGTCTGTATGTAAGTCATACAAGCCTGACATACTTGTGCTTGACATGGGTGATAAGTTCCAGACTGCTGGTGGCTTCTCTCGTCCTGATGAAGCACTCAAGGCTTGTGCTATTCATGCCAGACAGATTGCTAAGACGTATGACTGTGCTGTATTCTATATGTCACAGTTGTCAGCAGAGGCAGAGGGACGGTCACAGCTTAATCAGTCTATGATGGAAGGCTCACGCACTGGTAAGGCGGCAGAGGCTGACCTCATGATACTGATTGGTAAGTCACCTACCGTTGAAGGACAGGAAGAAGATAGCCCACTGCGGCACATGAACATCGTGAAGAACAAGCTGAATGGCTGGCACGGCATGGTGAACTGTGAGTTGAACTATCTGACAGCGAGGTATGAAGGATGAAGCTAACACTTGATGTAGAGAACACCGTCACCAAGCGTGGTGGTAAGATGCACCTTGACCCCTTTGAGCCAGAGAACTCATTGACTATGGTGGGTATGCTGAATGACCAAGGTGTTGAACGTATTGTTACCTTTGACCACAGTGAGGTAGATGCAGATGACTTTGGACATACTGTTGTACAAGAGTGGCTAGACAAAGCTACTGTACTGGTCATGCACAATGCGGCACACGACTTGCTGTGGTTGTGGGAGTCGGGCTTCAAGTATGATGGTCCTGTGTTTGACACTATGCTTGCAGAGTATGTGCTACAGCGTGGTATAAAAGAGCCGTTGTCTCTTGAGGCTTGTGCAGAACGCTATGAGTTGGATACCAAGAAGCAGGACACACTCAAGGAGTATTTCAAGAAGGGCTACTCTACTCGTGATATTCCTCACGCTGAGTTGTCTGAGTATTTGTCTGCTGACTTACACGCTACGCAACAGTTGTCAGACAGGCTTGTATTCCGTCTCAATACAAAAGCTGATGCCGCGTTGATGCCTACAGTGACACTCACCAATGAGGTGGCTGTATGCCTATCACGTATCTATCAGCGAGGCTTTAGTGTTGATGTTGCCAAGCTGGATGAGGTGCGTCAAGAGTTTGAACAAGAGAAGCGTCAGCTTATTGACGACTTGCAAGTTCATATACGTAAACTAATGGGTGATACACCTATCAACCTCAACAGCCCAGAGCAGTTGTCATGGGTTATCTACAGCCGTAGGGTGCTAGACAAACCATATTGGGGTAATGCTATTGACCCCTACATGGCAGACGCAGACTTCCGTAGCCTCATGGCTGGTGGTACAGAACGTGTTTACAAGACTATAGCTAATCAGTGTGCCACCTGTAACGGTACTGGTCAGATACGTAAGACTAAGAAGGATGGCTCACCATTTGCTAATACAAACAAGTGTCCTGCTTGTCATGGTGATGGCTATTTGCTTACCAATAGTGACAAGCTGGCGGGACTAAAGTTCAAGCCACCGTCTGCTAAGTGGGCTAGTGCCAATGGCTTTAGTACCAGCAAGACTAACCTTGAGTTGCTTGAGTCTGTCGCTAAGTCTAAGGGTATGCATGACGCTGTTGACTTCTTGACTAAGGTACGTAGGTTGTCTGCCGTTGACACATACTTGTCATCATTCGTTGATGGTATCGCACTACATACTAAACAAGACGGAAAGCTGCATGTCCGTCTGCTACAGCACCGCACTGCCACTGGCAGGTTCTCTGGTGCTGACCCTAACATGCAGAACATGCCGCGAGGCGGCACCTTCCCTGTAAAGAAGGTATTCGTATCAAGGTTTGATGGTGGTAAGGTAATGGAAGCTGACTTTGCACAACTTGAGTTCCGCGCCGCCGCATTCCTATCACAAGATGGAGTTGCTATTGAAGAAGTATCTACTGGATTTGATGTACATGCATACACCGCTAAAGTTATTACCGATGCTGGTCAGCCTACGAGTCGCCAAGATGCGAAGGCACATACGTTTGCACCACTCTACGGTGCCAGCGGATACGGCAGGTCGCAATCAGAAGCGGCGTATTACAAACACTTCAATGATAAGTACAAGGGAGTGGCCTCTTGGCATTCCCGACTGGCTAAAGAAGCTGTAAATACTAGGCACATTACTACACCGTCAGGTAGGCAGTTCGCTTTCCCTGACGTGGTACGTAGGGCTAACGGTACAGTATCATTCTTTACTCAGATAAAGAACTACCCTGTGCAATCATTTGCTACGGCAGACATTGTACCTGTTGCACTGCTACACATTGACTACTTACTTAGAGATATGGATAGCTGTGTTGTCAATTCAGTACACGACAGTATCGTTATTGACGTGCATCCTGATGAAGAACAAGAGGTAATCAATGTTATCGAAGCAACAAATGGCGCACTACCTTCCCTCATCACGTCTCGTTGGGGCGTGGTGTTCAATGTTCCACTACTATTAGAAGCAAAAATAGGAGATAATTGGCTTGACGTAGTGGACGTAACCTGATATAACTATGAAACTTAACTCAGAAAAGGAGATAAATATATGACTGAACTTACAACGATTGATACTAACAACTACGCCGCAATGTCTAAAGCAATGGGTATTGCTCATGAAGGTGGCTCGTCTAAGCAACAGACCAGCACACTGGCACGACTACGCATTCATCACACACCTATCATGGGTGAAGCAGAGGTGAATGGTAAGCGTGTCAACATGGAAGTGATTGAAGGTGGACACTACAAGCTGGAGATTCCAGACGGTCCTACCTACTACGCTAAGGACATCAAGATACGTCCATTTATGCAACGATTCATGTACAAGAAGTTTGTCATGGCGTCTGGTGCTACACCTAACCGTTACGTCAAGACTGTGATGAGTGACAACATCAACATGGACTTGAAAGATAATGATGGCGGCTTCAACTGTGGTAAGCCTTCGGGTTGGATTGAAGACTACAAGTCACTACCCGAAGCCACTAAGGAACTCATCAAGTCTGTCAAGCGGGTGCGTGTTATCCTTGGTACAGTTGATTTGATTGACCCTGTGGATGCAAGTGGTAACTCTGTAGAAGTACAGACTACACCATTCATCTGGGAGATTGATAATCGTGATGCCTTCAAAGAAGTAGGCTCATGCTTTAGCAAGCTGGCTAAGATGAAGCGTCTTCCTGTACAACACATGATTTCTGCACAGACAGAGGAACGTAAGCTACCTAATGGTAGTAGCTTCTATCTGCCTGTTGTTAATCTGGATGTTACTAAGACAGTCGAACTGTCTCAGGATGACCAGAACAGGTTCGCTGACTTCATGGCATGGATTGAGAACTACAATACGTATATCATCAATACCTATGCAGAGAAGGCTATCAACAGACAGGATAGTGATTTGGATGACGTGGACATTGATGGTATCGTTGATGTTGAAGTAGAAGAAGAGGTAGCATAATGAACCATCCTGCTGAACTGGCGTTACATCAGTATATGTCTGACGCTGTTAATGGTAACAGCACTATGTCAGAGTCTACTATAAATCAGGTAGCGACTGACATATCAGATGCACTGAACCGCCAGTTCGGTGGGGGCAAGTCAAGGGGTGACTTCCGGCTACGCATGTCCAATGTAGGCAGACCTAACTGCCAGCTTTGGTATGAGAAGAACAAGCCGGAAGTTGCTCTTCCTTTCCCCACCACATTCATAATGAATATGATGCTAGGTGACATTGTAGAGGCGGTATTCAAAGGCTTGCTCAAGGAAGCAGGTGTTGACTACCAAGACAATGCCAAGGTCACACTAGAACTAGACAACACAAGCATCAACGGTGAGTATGACATTGTAATAAATGACGCTGTTGATGATATTAAATCAGCTAGCAACTGGTCGTATCAGAATAAGTTTGAATCCTATGATACACTAGCGGCAGGTGATGGCTTCGGTTATGTAGCACAACTTGCTGGCTATGCTAAAGCCGCAGGTAAGAAGGTAGGTGGATGGTGGGTAGTGAACAAAGCTAATGGCGAGTTCAAGTATGTACCAGCTACAGGCTTGGACTTAGACACAGAGATAGCCAAGATAGAGGCTACCGTAACAGCAGTAGAGGAGAACAAGTTTGAAAGATGCTTTGAACCAGTGCCGGAAACTTTTAGAGGCAAGCCGACAGGAAATAAAATCCTCAATGATGGATGCAGATTTTGTAGTTATCGTTTTGATTGTTGGGATACTCTTACTGAACGTCCTGCAGTAATGTCTAAAGCAAAAGTTCCACCAACTGTATCATATATAGGAGATGTAGTTGTACCATAAGGCATGGAGAGCCGCACGTAAGTATGGGTATCGTAGTGGGCTAGAGTTGACCATAGCAGAGAAGTTGAAGACAGCCAAGGTATCATTTAGATACGAAGCTGTTAAGATTGAATGGCAAGACCTAGCCTACCGTACCTACACACCTGATATAATACTTGACAATGGTATCATAGTTGAGGTAAAAGGTAGGTTCATGGCGGCAGACAGACGTAAGCACATAGAAGTAAAGAAGCAACATCCTGACCTAGACATACGCTTTGTATTTGAAAACAGTCGTAGTAAGATACGCAAGGGAGCAAAGACAACATACGGTGATTGGTGTACAAAGAATGGCTTTAGATTTTATGACCGCGTGATACCAGAAGATTGGCTTAAAGAGAAGGGGAAAGATAATCATCCTGACTTTATTAGTCATCCACAATCAACAGTGAAGAGGAGAACAAAGAAATGACAAAAAATGAAATGATGGACATGATAAACAATGAAGACTTCATTATACGAGTAAGACCCTTTGCTGATGATGATGGTGATTGGAGTGGTGAGATAGATATATCAATCATGGCATTCCCTGAGAATCCTATGGATGATGAAGACTACAGCAATGTCATGCACCTCTGTAAGATGATGTGTTCTACCGTGCCTATTATGGAACAGGAAGAAAGTATCCGTAATATTGTTCACGAATATGTTACTAAAGTTATTGACAACGAGATGGAAATTGATGTAGAACTAGAGCAAGAGATGGGCGTAGAGAAAGAGTATGACGGTAACGTAGTTCATCTTAACTTTAACACAAAGACAGGAGGTTCAGCATGAGGCATGAAGAGTTTATGAAACAGAAGGGTAGTCCAGAAGATTATCCACCATCCGCTAGTGTGGATATGGTCAACAGTCCACCACACTACAACCAAACAGGCATTGAGTGCATACATGCTATCTCTGCCGCTACTGGTGATGGCTTCAAGCATTACCTGCAAGGTAACATCCTAAAGTATCTATGGCGTTTTGACTACAAAGACAAACCACTTGAGGATTTACAGAAAGCCAAGTGGTACTTGGATAAGTTGATTGAAGAGGTAATGGCTAATGAGAGTTAAGATTTTTATTACCATTGACGTGGACGAAGAAGAATACCCCATACCTGCTGATGGTATGGTGGGGGAAGAAATTGAAGATGGCATACGTGAATATTTTTATGATGTAGACGGTGCTGACATTAGAACAATAGTAACAAGGATGGAGTAATAGATATGTTAAGTAACCATTTACCAACAGACTACCAGAACTTCATAGCATTATCTCGCTATGCACGATGGAAAGAAGATGAACAACGCCGTGAGACATGGGGTGAAACAGTCACACGATACTTTGACTATATGGCTAATCACCTCAATAAAAACTATAGCTACAAGCTAGACAGTAAGTTACGTAATGAACTAGAGGAAGCAGTATTGAACCAAGACATCATGCCTAGCATGAGAGCCTTGATGACATCTGGCCCTGCACTAGACCGTTGCCACGTAGGGGCATACAACTGCTCATACGTACCTGTAGACAGCCCTAGAGCATTCGATGAAACAATGTACATCTTAATGTGTGGCACAGGTGTAGGCTTCTCTGTGGAACGGCATTGCATTGACAAGTTGCCTGTCGTTAATGAAGACATGCACCCAACAGATACAGTAATCAAGGTCGGTGATAGCAGACCCGGATGGGCTAAGTCTCTGCGGGAACTCATCTCACTTCTGTATGCAGGACAAGTACCCCAATGGGATACCTCAGAGGTTCGCCCAGCAGGTGAAAGACTCAAAACATTTGGTGGACGTGCCTCTGGCCCAGCACCTCTGGAAGAACTATTCCAGTTTGTTATTGACAAGTTCAAGGGTGCCGCAGGTCGTAAACTGTTCCCTATCGAATGTCATGACATCATGTGTAAGATTGGTGAGGTTGTAGTTGTTGGTGGTGTACGCCGTAGTGCATTGATTTCATTGTCTAATCTTAATGATGACCAGATGGCACATGCTAAGTCTGGCAAGTGGTATGACTACGAGAAGCAACGAGGGTTGGCTAACAACTCTGTAGCCTACAAGAACAAGCCTGAGATGGGTACATTCATGCGTGAATGGTTGTCCTTATACGAGAGTAAGTCAGGTGAACGTGGTATCTTCAACCGTCAGTCAGCTAAGAAACAGGCGGCTAAGAATGGTCGGCGTGATGCAGAACATGATTTTGGCTGTAATCCTTGCAGTGAAATTATCTTGCGTCCATACCAGTTCTGTAATCTATCAGAGGTAGTAGCACGTGCTGGTGACACACAGCAGACGCTAAGTAACAAGGTACGCTTGGCTACAATCTTGGGTACATTCCAGTCTACGTTAACTAACTTTAAATACATTCGTAACATCTGGAAGAAGAACACAGAGGAAGAAAGACTGTTGGGTGTATCGCTTACTGGTATCATGGACAATGACTTGCTTAATGGTAAGTCGGCACACTTGGGCATGAACATTGGGCATACACTAGAGGCACTACGTGATGAGGCAGTTAAGACTAATGAGGTAATAGCTAAGAAGCTAGGCATACCACAGTCAGCGGCTATCACATGCGTCAAACCATCTGGTACTGTATCACAGCTAGTGGACAGCGCATCTGGCATCCACGCTAGGCATAACCCACACTACATTCGTACTGTACGTGGTGACAACAAAGACCCACTAACACAGTTTCTTATGTCACAGGGTATTCCAGCAGAGCCTGATGTATTTAAGCCTGACTCTACTACAGTGTTTAGCTTCCCGATGAAGTCACCTACAGGTGCAGTAACACGTACTGAAATGACAGCCATAGAACAACTAGACTTGTGGCTACTGTATCAGCGTCACTGGTGTGAGCATAAGCCTAGTGTAACCATTACAGTCAAAGAAGATGAATGGTTTGAGGTAGGCGCGTGGGTATATAAAAACTTTGATGAAGTGTCAGGTATTAGTTTCCTGCCTTTTGATGACCACACATACCAGCAAGCACCTTATCAGGACATTGATGAAGAAACTTACAATGAACTGTTGACAAAGATGCCAGATAGTGTAGACTGGTCTCGTCTTCAAGATTTTGAAAAGGAAGACACTACATCAGGTGGACGTGAGTTAGCGTGTACAGCAGGTGTATGTGAGGTTGTAGACTTAAATGCAACCTGACCACTGCAAAGGCTGTAAGCACTTCTATACAGGTAGCACCAAAGGTAATTGGTGTTGTCTGTACGGAAGGCCTACAAAGAAAGCTGTAGGACATTGTAAGTTGAAAGGTGGAAAGTGTAATGTTAAAGAAATTCTATTTTGTTAACATATGAAACGTAAACCTTTAAAGACGGGAGAAGAATATGATGCCTTGACAGGATGGAAGAAGTATATTAGATTCAGACCGGGGCAGAGAAAGAAAGTAAAGAAAGCATACAATAAAAAAGAAAGAAAGTGGCTAGACAAATTGCTATTAAGGAGTTATAAATGAATGATACATAATGGTAAACTGATTTGGGAAATGCGGGAAGGTTACTTACGATATGACCCACCCCGCAAGTCAGAGCAGTGGGACGAATGGCAGAAACTTAAACAGAAACATGAAGAGAAGGAGAATGAAGATGAAAAACTTAGAACCTAAGATTGAAGACCGCAAGAAGTTTGACATTGATTTGGAGTACGGAAAAGTACGTGAGCAAAAGGTAGCTGACATGCTACAAGACAAAAAGATTGAGGTGAAAAGTGAAAGAGACGTGTGGCAAAAGACTGGAAACATTGCGATTGAATACGAGTCCTATGGTAAGCCAAGTGGCATCAACGCTACGGAATCAGATTACTGGTTCCACAATCTATGCATTGGTGATGAGACATTTGCAACATTGGTGTTCGATACTCCCTCATTAAGACGTATCATCGCTAACCTAGACAAGAAGCGTAGTGTTTCTGGTGGAGATAACAATGCATCTCGTATGTATTTGCTTAACCTACAGAAGCTGTTCTCTTCTGACGTAATCAAAGCATTCAAGGAACAAGACAATGCGGCGTAATGGATTGACTAAGTATGATGCCCCACTAAAGATTCAATACCAGTGGGGCTTCGATGCCTTTATGAAGGGCAAGACCTTAAAATCAAAGAAGGGCAAGTTCTACATAGGTGACAGCGGCATTGACCACAACACAATGCAGCATCGGGAATGGCTACGTGGGTATAATGATGCCTACTACGTCAACTTGAAGAGGGTACAACACAATGAACAAGCTAGAGCAAGAGGCTAGTAACTGGATGAAAGAGAGGTACAAAGATATGAAACTACAAGAGTATCAAGAGAAGGCTGTTGAGTTTGCTATCTACCCTAAGACACATACAATCACCTATCCAGCTTTAGGGCTGGCTGGTGAGGCTGGCGAGGTAGCTAACAAGGTCAAGAAGTTGATACGTGATGGTGCTGACCACGAAGAATTCATGGTTAAGAAAACGGAGATTGCCGCAGAGATTGGGGATGTACTATGGTATTGTGCGGCACTAGCCAATGACTTAGGCTTTGAGTTGTCAGCACTGGCAGCATCTAACTTGAATAAGTTACAAGGAAGGAAAGACCGTGGTAAAATTGGTGGTGATGGTGACAATCGCTAGGAAGATACCCGGCATATTGATTGTTCTCTGGCTGTGTTATTTAATGGGCATGGCTGTAACGGAAATGGTCTGCGACTGTACTAGGGAATTAAATGGTTGGTGGACTGCAGATTACTGGGCATAAAAAGAGGGGGCAATTAAGCCCCCTTTTTTTTGTTTACTTCAATGCCTTATCATAGGCTTGCCCTATTTTATATAGCCTAGTCAAATCTTTCATATCCGTTCCATCAGGTTGTCTATCATACTTCTCTACAAACTTAACTGTGGAAGCGGTACGAGTCTCTTTACCTAACCTTCTATACTTTAGCATTGCCTCTGCATAAGCAGGTGCATCCGCAGCTAGTACCTTACCCTTACTAATCTTAGTACGAACACCCTTAATCTTTTTCTTGATGAACGCACGTACACGGCTAGACACAAACTTATCTTCTGTAAACTCTTCTTTAACTTTGTCACTAGCTAATTTATACTGATTACGTAGGGTCTCTTCATACCTCTTGGCTCCCTCAACGATAGTAGGTAGAGCATCTCGTACAACCTGATTCTCAAACCTACGTATGCTACCTACCTTTGACTTACTTCCAAGTTCAAAGTCAGTGTATCCAAACTGACCAATATACTCGCCGTACTCCTCGTCAACCGTAGCAAGATTAATACCACCAAGCACACGGAACAGTGGTGCTACACGAGACTTCTCTTCTGCAAACAAGAACTCACGTTTTGGTCTAGCGGCCTCTGCTTCTGCTGATTCAAACCTAGCAAATGGACGTGATAGGTTTTGCATAAAGCTAGTCTGAAAGTCTAGTGTCGGGTCTTCTGCAGTATCTTTGTACTGCAAACCTCGTGTACCTGCGGCACGTTCAGCTTCAATAATCTGTGCAAATGGTACAGCCCACGTAGATAGGTAGTTACCCAATGACCTTCCAAGCAATCGTCCAGCCTTTTCTTCGCTAGTTAAGTCCACACCTTCGGCAAGGTCTGCTACTTCTTGAATAAGGCTTTGTCCTACACCCTCACGTATATTAGTTCCGACAAATGTTTCAGCAAACTCTTTAGCTTTGAACCAATCACCAAACGTACCATTTTCCATACGCTTCATGGCCTCGCCAATGTACATGAACTGACGAATTGGATATTGCGGAGTAACATCCATCACAGTATCTTCTGCTGTCTTGAGTAGCTTATAGTCAGACGGTGCTTCTTCTGATGTACGATATTGATAAGCGGCACCAGCCACAGCTATACCTACAAGGTTACGTGATATACGCTGGCGGTCTTTAGGTGTTAGCTTACCCTTGCCAACCTTACCACCTGTAACAATGTTGGCAACTTTACGAGCCAGTGGTATAGAAGCACCACCAGCATACTGTCCCATCAATTCCATACTATTGAACATAAAACGCGGGAAAGGCATAACAACAGTCAAACCATTGCGTGTAATAAACTGTGAGGTAGAACGAAACACAGGTATGTCAGGTTGCTTGGCATATGTTACATCAAGCGCACGGTTAGTAGCATCAGCTACAATGTCATTGAATGAACGTGTACCCTTTGGACGCACAGAACTGGCATCGTTTAGTAGGTCACGAATCTTGCCATCATTAATAGTATCAATCAGGTCGATACCATACTCACGCTTAGTAAGTCTTTCAAGTTCACCCAAGAAAGCACCACGGCGAATAAGAAATTCCTGCCATCGGTTGGGTGTATTCAACACATCTACTGCATCTTCTAATTCTGAGAGAACCTTATCACCTACAGTGCCACTACCACGGCCTGTCAACTTCTGTATCTCGTTAAGGTTATTAAACATGAGGTCATACTGACCAGCCAGTTCAGGCTGGCCTAAGATAAAGTCTGTGTAGTCCTCAACATCTAGGCGTGTCTCTGGGCCAAACATATACTTCATATGACGGAAGCTATCCTTCCAGTTATTGAAGCTACCTAAAGACTTCACAGCAGATACAGCACCCTCTTCTGAAAGATTATATAGTGCAGTGTCCATGACATTGCCTAAACCTTCCATTGGTGCGCGTATGGCTCCTGACTGTAGGTTACGTGCTGCAGTTGCAAGCTGTGATACAAGACCACCACGGCGTACATTCTCAATACGCATGATATTCTGTCTAATCTTACCTGCAGCTTCCTTTGTCGCGGCTTCCTGCATAGCAATCATCTCGTTAGCAGGACGCATACGTTTAATTTGTGATAGCTTCTGTAGTGTCTTACCAGCCTCTGAACCGGAGCCAACTACAGTAAGGATGTAATCTTCAAAAGATATGTTATACTTATTAAGCATATCAATAAGTTCATCACCAGCTAGCAACTCTTTGTTTACTGTCAGGTCAAGTAGGTGGTCAATAACACCATACTCCTTACCCGGTGTACCGTCAGCTTTAGTGAAGCGTTTAGGCTTGAAGGCATCTGGATACTTTTCTTTCATGTCAGCTATTGTAGCTACAAGTGCATCAAACTTCTCTGGCTTGAGTAGCGGCTGAGTAATGTCATCACCCATGCCAGCAAGCAATGCTGCTTCTGTCTGACTGCTATCACCACGCAGGAACTCACGCACTGTACCCTTGTTAGATTCAGCTACTTGTTCTGTAGTTTCTACACCAGCTTTACGTGCCTTGACATCATCTAAGACTAGCTTACCTTCTGCTGTCTCAGTGGATATGCTCTTACCAGTTCTGGTCTCAAAGTCTACGATAAGTTCTCTAGCAATGTCGTCATTCTTAGCGGCTACTTCTGCTGCATCATCCGCTTTCTTAGCTATCTCTTCGGCAGTAGCGGCTTTAGCCCTACGGATATTGAGTTTCTTAGCGGCAAGTTCAGCACGTGTAGCTTCACCTACTTCTCTGGCTGTACCTTTTACAGCTTTCTTTGTTGTAGCCTTTACCAGTCCACCAGCACCAATGAGGCTACCTGCAAAGATACCCTCATCCATAACGTCTAGTTGTTCTTGGGAATAGCCAGCTTCCTTGCCCATCTCTAGTAGAGACTTACGAGCAGCTTCACCATAACCTTCATCAAATTGTTCTATAACACCATCTAGGAAGCCTTCAAATCTTGTTTGGTCAGCTTCTGGAAAGGCAGCTTTATATGCGCCTTCTGCTAGACCGATGGCTAGGTCTACAGTTTCTAAGGCACCAACAACAGGACCAGAAACCATCCCTATAGTTGACGGGACAATTTGCTCTTTAGTCTCTGCAAATGTTTGGCCTTCTGCTTGTCTTAGTGGAGTCCTGATAGGAACCTTTAAGTCCAAGCCTGTTGCACCCAATCGTCTTGGGGCAGATACTGTTTCTTCTACATCCGTTATAGCAACTTCATCTGTAACGGTAGGTTCAGGTGTGCCTACTTGAGATTCATTTGTAGCTACATATGAACCATCATCTTCTTCTTCCATAGAAAGAAGCTGATTATATAATTCATTATCATCTACCGTTTCTTCGGATACTTGTGGCACTGGCTGAGTTTGCTCTTGCATATCTTCATTCTCAAGAGCCTCTAGTTGTGCCAGCAACTCTTGCTCTATAGCCATTATATGTATCTACTCCCTGTCCAAATACGGGCGACAGTAGCACCTTGCCTATTTTTATATTCAACAATAGCACCCGGCTCAAGTTGTGAAGTGAAGTTTTTATCTGCTGCATCTTGCGCACTATTAGCAGTAACAGGAGTAATACCACTATCTATTTGTTTCTTTATATATACATTTTTATCACTTCTTAAAGACTCTCTTTGTGCTTTAATTGTGTTATTCATTTGAGCATCATCAATACCAGAGACACGTTGCTCGACATTATTTAATGCCCTAGCCATACGGTCAAAGTATTGTACTTCATTACCTTCAATCATGTAATCAAGTTGTCCTTCAATATCTTTAACAAGACCAACAGGCTGAAGTTGACGTTTGATTTCCGAATTAATAATACTATCAACACTCTGTTTAGAGAAGGATGGTGTATAAGTACTATCCGTCTCTGCACTTGCTACACTCTTAATACCATCAATACCATATTGTCTTTGTGCTTTTAGTTCATTAATCAACTGTGTATTTTGTTCCGGCTTAGCTAGTTCAACAGCTAGTTGCTCATCTGCGTGTACCATCATACGTTCATAGGTAGCATACTCAGGTGCATTCTTTATCTTATCCAGTTCTGCTTTACGTGTTTCAATAGTTAGACCCTGCAGTTCTTGCTCGCCTACAAAGGCTTTTGCCTCACGCGCAGCTTGCGCTGTAGCTATATTAAGTCTTGCTTTCTGCATAGCTAGTGTTGCATCAGCACGAGCATTATCTTTTTCTTGTTGAGTAGCGTCTGACTTTTGCACTTCCTCAGCACGTTTCTCTCTTTTTAGTGCTAATTGCATAGACTGTTCTGCTTGTTTCATGTCCATACCAAATTTGGCTACTTCCCTACCATAGCTACCAGCAGCACGTTCACGTATCAGTTTCATCTCTGCTGCTTCTTCAGCAGCTAAGAAACCACTACGGTCAATAGTAGCACCCTTAATATCCCTTGCAGCTTCTATCGCAGTAGGTAATGGTGCTTGCTCTTCAACATCACGTAGTATCTGCTTACTTAAGTCAGGCTTAAATAGTGCGCCATACAATCCAGATGCTTTCATCTCACCTTCGGCTACAGGTAGTGCAGATATAGGTGTGATAAACTGACTTACGTAATCTGTAAGTTGACCCGGCTCTGCCTGTGATTCAGCAAAGGTAAGTGCTGTACTAATATCTTTACCTGCTTTACGGTTCTTATCTAGTTCCGCATATAGGTTTTTTGCTCCCTCAATAGTCTTACCACCTGCAGTATATAGTTGAGCAGCTTTATCAATATCACCATCAACAAGACTAGCAAGCTGACTCATGACATCGCTAATCTCTTTCTTCTCCTTGTTCTGACGTTCTATTTCTGTACGCCTACGGGTTACACGGTACTGTGCCATGCCTTCAGCACGTTCCTGTGTACGTTCCATATCTTTCTTTAACTGCGCATCAATGCTAGTAGCAGCACCAGTAATTATGCCCTCAAAAAAACTCATTACTTTCTCCGTGCCATCAAGCCTGTAGGCTCTTCCATTTCTTCTTCAACATCTTCTACCTCTGGTGTTTCTTCTTTCTCCCCAATTTTTTCCTTTAGCTTACGCCGGATGTTATCTAGTACAGCATCCTTAGTGGTATCATCCTTTAACTCAGTTAGTCCGTTGTCATACTCAATACCAGCACTGTCACCAATCAGCATCATCATCTCAATAAGCATAGGCATGACTAACATACCAACATCTACAGAGTGCTTGCCTTCCATGACGCTAGACATTTGAATTGTATTAGCTAGAGTAGTCAGAGGAATGCCCATCTCCATGACTTCAAGCAAGCTATCAGCAAACTCATCTGTAGCCATACGAGACATATAGTATTCAATGGCCCCATCTACTGTAGGGTACTGCGCAGGAGACTGCCAAGGTCTACCACCTAGTTCAGCAGTAAGTGCCATGCCCGGAATAGGTGCGTCAAAAAGGGGTTGTGGTTCAGCCATTTAGCTTCTCTCTTTGTTTACGTAGAATAAGCATATGTTGTCCAACACGAACTGCAGGTTGTGAGGCTGCGCTAGTAGGTGGATTTGACATAGACTTACGAGGAGACAGTAGACCACCTGTAGGTTTGTCATCTACAGGCTGTTCTAAGTTCTCAATATCCATATTGATATATAATTGTTTTGCTGGATTAGTAAGCATAACGTATTTTCCTTGTCTTGTCAACTACTGTATTCATAAGCTGGCGAACAATCCACTTAAGTGCTGGCTTGTTACTAATAAACTTAGCGAAGCCTTCACCATGCTTTGCATATATTGCGTACAACCATTTAGGTGCTTTGTACTTTAGCCAGATACGGAAGGCATACCAGCGTGGGTCTCCTTCACCATATACTTCACGTGCTACCCAGCAGAACTTAGAGGAGATAAAGGCACTACCAAGTGTACCAATAAGCCCACCAATAGCACTACCTGCAGCAGTGCCTGACTGTTCTTTAGCAACTTTAGCACGTTCATCAGCGTTAAGCGTAGCGATAGCCATGTCTGCAGTACGGTTCTGCTCATTCTCTGCAGAAGTCCATGCCCATTCCATCGTGTCAGCATAATAACCCCACAGATTATCATAAGCACTCTTAGACATATCAAGTATAGAGTTAGCGTTCAATTCGTTAGCACGATTTACTGCGGCAGTATCTGCTGTAGCAATCTCTCTGCGCCACACAGCATTGCTCTGCGCAATAGCAAGTTGATTAGTAGCATTGAACTGGTCACGTTGATTGTTTAGTTCACTATTAAAGCGTTCAAGTACATTACGTTCACCAGCATTAAATTGTGCTTGCGCATTTGACTGTGATGCGTTAAACTGCGATACCTGATTCGCTAGAGAAGAGAAGAACTGGTCAACTTGGTTCTGACTAGATGCATTGAACTGCCGCGAAGCGTTAGTAGCAGCTTGGTCAGTGAACAAAGACTGTACACGTTGCTGGGCTTTAAACAACTCAGTCTGTTGTTGATTAGACAAGTTAGCCATATCCGTCTGTAGGAATGACTGAGCATTCATAACTGCAGCTTGCTGTCTATTATTAAGATTCGACAAGTCCATGTTAGCTAGAGCAGATGCTTCAGCTATAACCAGTGCTTGTGAGTTAGACAGGTTATTAAGGTTCATAGTATTAGCAGCACGAGAGTTCTCTAGCTGTACCTGTTGTTCAGCAGTGAAGTTCATGTTAGCTACGTCACTAACCTTCGCAGCATTCTGTACACGTGACTGGAATGCTTGGTCAAATTCTTGACCCATAAATGTAGCACGTTGTTGTGCTGCAAGCATAGCACGTTGCTGACGATTAGATAGGTTCTGTGATTCAAACTGTGCCTGTGTAGCAGCATCAGCCTGTGCAATAGGCAGTGCAGACTCTAGTGTAGCTTGTACAATAGCCTGACCAGCAAGACTACTTGCACCTAGTCCACGTGCTGCCATAGCTGCTGTTGCATTACGCATAGCACCTGCTGCCCACGCTGGTGGGTTAGCGGCATCAAAGTTAGCTGTTAAAGAAGTAAGCTGACCTTGTACAGTAGCTTGTGTAGATGGTGTAGCTTCTGCAGCTTGTACCTGTTCAGTAAATGTAGCAGCAGTCTGTGCATCAGCAGCACCAGTAATAAGTTCACCTGACTGTATCTGACGTTGTACAGGGGAATTGATTAGTGTGGCATTACCCTGCGCCGCAGATAGATTGCCTACAGAAGTAGCTGTCTGTTGTGCTGCAGTAACTTGTGCGCGTGGGTCTTGTGGGTCAGCCTGTGCAGCTTGCGTAGCTTGCATTGCCGTATTGATAGCAGGAGCAGCAGTAGCAGCTTCCATAACATTAGCTGCTGTATCTACAGGTTGAGCAGCTAACGCTGTACCTGCTTGTGCTGTAGGCACTGCAACCGTACCAGCTACTTGTCCTGCACCTATATTAATATCTTGCTGTGGCGTAGCTACAGTTCCTACTGGTGTAATAGTAGCACCTGTAGGCATACCCGGTGTAAAGGCACGTTCAGCAGCAATGTCAGTAATTGTTTTATCTGACATATCACCTTGCTGTGGTACAGCAGCTTGTGCTAGTGGCTGTACACTACCGCCCGTCTGCATCTTACGTATCATACCACCTTTAGCCATTTGCTGTGCGGCATTAGTAAACTGTTGCATACGTGCTTTACGTGCTGGGTCTTGTTCAATGTAGTCTTGAAACTCTGCCATGTTACCAGAGTACCCCATTGCCCCTGCAATCTTATTCATTGCTTCAGGTTTAAATGCTTTAAAGACTGCCATATTAATTCATTCCCATAAATACAGTAATAACCATTGCCACTACCATAACTGTGCTACCCATTATCATTGCTTCTAAACGCCACATGCGTTTGTCTAGTGCTTCCAGTTTACCGTGAACCATCTCATAACGTATCGCACACTCTTTTTCGTGGGCGTTTAGTTCCATCTGAACTTTAAGTTCTTGTTCTGTTTGCTGCACCATCTGCATCAGTCTGCATCCTCAATGGTCAACTCACCAGCCGCTACCTGACGCATGATTTCTGCGTAGTGGCGGTTGGCGGGGTCAAGTGGAACTGAAACATGCAGTCCGTCTATTACACAAGAAATAGAACAATTCTCATTTGTTATTTTGTTTGTATTATATTGTGCGTTTGTAATGTGCATTTTATAACTCCGCGCTAAAACCTAAAAACGTACCAGCCGCATTATTATCCAATAAAGTTCCTGCGGCTCCAGCCGTACTGCTTGCAGTAACACCGCTAAGTAAAGCGTTAAAAACAGTGCTGTCGCCAAGCGAAGGCACAGCATTAGATGCTTTAACACTGTTTAACGCATAAACAGCATAGTCAGATGCCGTACCTGTAGTTGATAGGCTGGGTGTAGTTCTCATTTGCACAGGGAAAGGGATAAGTGCGGAGTAATTTGTTGATGTGTCGTATGTTGACATTCCATAACGTCTATAAGCAAGCTGACTGGTAAGCTGATAATAATACCTCTGACACGCCGCCAGTTCATCGCCATAAGACCGATGCTCGAAAGGTGTCGCCTGTTCGCCTACCTCAAGCTGGACGCCTGTGATTTGCCAAGTATTACTGGTGCTGTCTGCATGATTAACTTGCCCTACAGCCTCATTACCAGTAGCGTATCCACCCCAAGTATCCATAATACTACCAGAAGTTCTTGCTGACCCTGCCGCCAAATGCCATATACAAATAAAACCTCTGGTATTGTCGTTAGTAATTACATCAGCTGTATTGCCAACAAAAGTAAGTGTTTTGTATTCCCAAGTATTACTAGCGTTGATAGTGTATTGTGCATTTATCATATCTGCGGCATCGTCCTGATACAGCATCAAGACATTTGTTCCTGTCTTTGTAGCCTTTACCCAAAAAGATAATGTTATTTTTTCAGCAGAAGATGTCCCATACTTTAACCGTTGTAAATTTTGACCTTCAAATCTTTGTTGAAACTGAATATAATCCCCTGAATCAAGAGATGCATCAGCAGTTGTGCAATCCGCTTTGAATGAATTTGTGAAGCCAGAGCCAGCAGGAGCATCCGTAGATTGAGATACCGTCCAAGTGCCAGCCAAATTAACGTTAAAATACCACCTATCACAAGTTGGATAAGATGGTGTGGTTATACCAGTCACACTCGTTCCGCGTTGTGCCACCTGCATACCGCCGTTCAGAATAAGATTTCTGTTTGACAACGATGATTGCGAACCAATCAGTGCGGCTAGTTCTGCTGCTTTACTCATGCTAAGTCTCCTAAGCCATGTACATTTACGCTAGTGTAATCTGTGTTTGCCTGAATACCATCCCCTGTATTTACAGTCGATACATCAATTTTAGATGCCGTGTTTGCACTTAAAGAGGCTACCAAAGCATAACTTCTAAAAGATGTAGAACCATCTCCAATCATAGACCCTACTGGAGAATGATTAGCATTAGAAAAAGCAGATGACACATTCACATCATACTTACCTACTCCATCGTCAGAAAGAGAAGAAATATTCAAACTTTCATTTACGGCAGGTGTACCAGTTCCGTTGAAGTTAACCCAAGCCTTCGCACTACCGCCAGCCACATATGTCATAGTTACGCTGTTAGCACCAGCGGCATCCTTTAATGTGTTTACTCTAAGTTCGCTTGCCATTAACTAAAGTCCTCTGTTGGTGCGTCAGGCCAAGTTGGGTTAGCTGGATTGGTCTGTCGTATTGTTCGTATAGCCGCACGATATGTTACAAACGATGCCTTGCAAGAATCTGTCAAGCCGCTGTCAGCTAACTGTGTCCAGTCTGTTGCATCCAGAATAGCTTGTGCTAACGCTTCGTTGCTGGCGTAAGTTGTAGGTATTCCATCAGGTGCAACTTGCTCACCAATGTTTTTATAGTTTGCCATATCTTTATCCTAACAAATATCCATACCAAAAACTCAAGTGTGAAGTTTGGTTTGCTGTTACAGTTCCGCCACTCTCTTGGTAAGTCTGAAAAGATGCGGTGTCCCCTGCATCTAACTGCATCATAGATTCAGTTGCATACGAAATACCACCACCTGAAGTACTACCTAAACTCAAACTTTGTGAACCTCCACTTTGGGCATCATTTTTATAGATAGATGCAATGGCTCTGCCTGACCCAACCGAACCAAACCACTGACCAGCGAAATAATAAACACCATCTACAGGCGCAGTGAACTTATATGTGCCTGTGTTATATGCACTACCTATATTAAATACAGCAGAGTTAGCTGGGAAAATAGTAAAAGTGCTAGTCGCTATTGTCCAAGAACCTGTTGATACGGCACGGAATGCTGGCCTAGTTGGTGTAAGTAACGTATTAGTAACATTTAAGTTACCACTGCTATCAATTGTTAGCGCAGAGGTTCCGTTGGTATGTGATATGTTTTCTACTTTTAATACACTAGCCATTATGCAAGGTCTCCGTGAACTGCAATATTATTATGCTGACTATCCACGCCTGTACTCGAACTGTTTTTAGAACTAGAAGCCCACCGACTAGATGTGTGAAGGTCATTCAAGGATTGCGCAAAAGTTGCACCAGTAGATGAATTTCTAACAGACACACAGGCTGCAAAATTTGCATCACTCATGCTATTCGTAGGCGTGTAATAAATCAATCCAGCACTTTGGTCAGAGATAGACGACACGTTAAAGCTGTCGGTAATGCCTACAGAAACTTGGTTAGCGTGACACCAGCCCTTCGCAGCATGTTGCTTAGTCAAAGCAACAGGGCCAGTGCCAGCCTTATCTGCAATGCTATCTACATTCAATACACTGGTCATACGATACTCCAATATCCGTTAACGGTGACAGTCGCATTGTCCTGTGTAATCGGACCTGCACTCACACCATTTTCATCTGCATCAATAGTAACGTCTGACGTTATGCTTTGACCATTCAAACGGATGATACTGTTGTTACCTTTAAATGGATAGCGCGTGTCACTCTCTGTCACTGTGTAGCTGTTGGCTACAGAGAATACATCATATGCTACCATCTCGACTACATCACCTGATGATGCACCTGTGACCAGCACGACTGTTGTACCTGTAGTGGCAGTGTAGTCTGTGCCGGGTTTAAGTAAGACACCGTTCTGGAACACGTCCATGTACAAGCCATCTTGATAGGTAAGCACCTTGCTGTCAGAATCACTGCCAGAGAAGCTAGTCTGCCCAGCAGTAGCCTGATATATAAAGCGGTTACGAACACCGTTCTGTGGGGATTTACCTATGTATGGCATTATGCGAGGTCTCCGTGTGCTTGAACATCATGGTCATAATTCTGTGGGCCATCAGAGGTATTTCCTACTTCTACCGCTATTAAAGATGATGTACTTCTGTCAGAGTTTCTAGTAAGGATTTTACTCAGCGTACCAGTCCTAACCATACCTGACTGACTATATGTAACAGCAGAAAATGCGGCGGTTAGACCATAACTAAAGTCACCATCACCGTGGTCAGTGCTACTACTCATGTTAAATGAATCTGTTCTTACTGCATCTGCTTCAGCATAAACCCACGCCTTTGCTAACCCCTGTTGCAAGGATGTCGTGGCACTGCCTTCACCAGTAACAGTGTTACCAGCACCAATGCCTTTATTAATGACCTGTGTCAGTGCCACGACTTATCTCCTTATGCGTATGGGCTATCGCCAAGTACAGATGTATCCCAAGCTGCCTTGAGTGATGCAATGTCAGATGCTGCATCAATAGCTGCGTCTGCTGGTGCATCACGAAGAGCATCCTTTGCAGCAGCAATAGCAGTTGTGCTATTGCCAGCTTCCAGTGCCTTCATTAGTTCCACGTCCTTTGCTTCAAGCAACGGCTTACGTGCTTCACGGATTTTGTCCTTGAAGATTGCTTTGGCAGCGTCCATGTCTTCGGTGATTACGCTACCACTCAATGACCATGCACCACGGAAGTGACGGTCTGCAGGGACAGTTGCAGTTGAAGCATCAATCTGATTCCCGTCCTTGTCTACGATGTATGTTTGTGCCATTAGGTTTCTCCTCTTAGGCTGCTAAATCAGTGACTGTTAATTCTTCAGTTATCTTCCAAGCATTGCGCCACTCTCTTGTGCTTGGTAACTGTTCTTTGCGGCAGATAACCATCTTTGGTTTGTTGCCTGTATTCCAGTTCTGCCATACAGATGCAGGGCAGTCTTTCATAATTAAATACTCAATAGCCTGTTCTTCGGTCATAGCATCAATAGGCTTGGTATCATGTAACAGGTAGCCACGAGTATGCTTCTTGAAGTCAGGCTGTGCTTCATCTTTTGCTAGTTCCCAATACACTTCGACAGGAGGCAAGATACCGCCCTGTAGCGCACACGCCATCCAGTTAGGGTCAGGAACCAATATTTTTGCACATTCATCTACATTGTCCTCATACACTACACGATAGTCAGACTGGTGACCTTCTAGGTTTTCCTTTGCCCAACACAGTCGGTCGAATAGGTGTGTGCCTTGAAACTCTGGTGTCTGCATTATGCTAGGTCTCCATTAATTGCAAACTGATTAAATGGAACATCTAAGTTTGTGCCCGATGTGTTTACAGTTTCAACCGCAAGCGTGGTCGTTAATTCCATTGTCCCTGTTACGTTACTTGTTGATGGATTTGCCGCTGAGTTTGCAATCATTCCCAATGCCGCTTGGTTGGTGTTTTCCATTGCTGAGGCTAGTGTGATTGTAAAGTTTCCTGTTGAATCATCTGAAACAGAACTTGCGTTTAGTGAATTAGATATACTTGGAACACCCCCATTTGCAACCATGCACCAATGTTTTGCGCTACCCTGCACAACGTAACTTGTATTAAGTGACCCAGCGGTGCTGTGTTCTAGGGTATCTGCTTTGATTTTTCCTAGTGCCATTATGGTTTCTCCGGCCAAGTTACGTCATCAAGAGACGTTGCACTGTTTGTAATATCTCGTAGTGCCTGACGATACGCTGTCTGCTTTGATGTCATAGTCAAGTCTGATGATGCCCACCAGTCTGTAGCCGCAAGCAAACCATCACGCTGTGCGCGTAGCAAACGCATAGGCTCTGCCGCCACAAGTTCAGCTATCTTTGTATTAATAGCTTCATCAGATGGCTGTGCTACATCTTCGCTGTGCCACTCAAGTTCATCACCGCGTAATACCCACTGTGCGGTAGGTGCCAACGCACGAATTGCAGTTACTTTATCTGTCATTTTATTACCCCGCTATCTCTATAAGAGTTATGCGACTACTAGCAAGAGTAGCTACACTGCCAGAACTATCTGCCCGACTTTGTGTTTTATATGTGACACTGCTTGTGGTAGATGGACTGTCTAATTCGTGTGAAGAATACCACCAATAAGTGCCACCACTCGTGGGGTTTTGGCTAGGATGACTTTGGCCTAGAGTATAGTTATCACCATTTCCAATTACCGTACTGTCTCTAAGTAGTTTAATACCACCTAGCCAATTATCAGATACTGTTCTTGAAATTACTGCGGGTTGAGTAACCAAAACAAGTATTTTGCTACTGGTTTGGGAGGGTGTAATTGAAGCTGTCAGGCTTGTGTCAGTCCAAGTGGTAGTTGAATTAGTGACCCCAGATGACTGAACAGCCGTAACAACCTGCAACACAGAGCCAGTGCTGTTCACTAATGGTTTACCAGCAAGAGTTTCGATTGCGTTTGTTTTAATTAAACTCATGCTAGGTCTCCGTTAACAGTTACATACAACTCATCGACATCATAATTTGAACCACTAAATGTAGCACCAAACCTGATGTCAGATGTGCTTACACCATCTATTGCAGGATACCGATTTAAATTTCCTTCAAATCCACTCGTCTCAGAAACACTTTCATTTGGTGCGTAGTCGTCATTACTCATGCTGTTTGAGTAATTAAAATCATAGATTCCAGTACCGTTATCATCTGCTGATGACACATTAAATGAATCTCTAATAGCGATTGTTCCTGTGCCATCTAGGTTGCCCCAAACCTTCGCCGCACTCTGCTTAGTCAGCGTAGCCGCACCGCCGCCTGTACTCTGAATGGTATCTGCTTTTAATGTACTCATAGCGTCACCAATGTCCCACCGCTTTCAACGGTTAATGTAACACCAGAAGCCACAGTAAATGGACCAGTAACATTGGCATTCTCTGTGGCTAGTATAGTGATGTCAGATGTAAGTGATTGTGCATTAGTACGGAACAAGCCACCGCCCTTGAAGTTACCCTTGTTTTCAGCAGGTGGTGTAATTGTACCCGCTTGTGGGGCAAGGTAGTTTACGAAGATATTAGCCGTACCAGTAGAAGGTGCAGCAGTAAAGGTAAGTGTAGTACCATCAGGAATAGTGTAGGCTGTAGTATCCTGTACAACACCATCTACTGATACAAGTACGTCTTGCACAGAAGATACTGCTGTAGTCAGCGTAAATGTTGTGGTGCTATTATCGCCATTAAAACGTTGTACAGCTTTAGTAGCTTGATAAGAACCGGGAACTTTTTGACCAATGTACGGCATTATTTATTCCTTATGCGCTAATAGTATCGACTACGGACACCCAAACATCTGCACTTGATGCAGTATCACTTTGTACTTTAAGTACGTCACTTGCTTGCATTACAACCTTTGCACCGCCATCTAATACCTGAAGGGCAGAGCCTACAGGAATAGGTGCATCCTTAACAATGTAATAGTCGTTAGACCCATCGTTAATAAACACATCCATTAGAATCTGTGAGGTTGTAACATTAGCAATGTTGATACCAATAAGTGCATCATCAGAGTCAGCGGTACGCATTGTTACTGCGCTTGTGCCAACATTCCGTGCAATGTTTCTTTCAAAATCCTGTGCCATATCTTCTCCTAATTGAATTAAGTATAATTATACCATACTTTTGTGGCTTTGTCAAGCCTTAAAGTGCAATCGCCATAGCTACTGCAAATCCTGCTGTCGCACCTGTAGACGGTAGATTGGTTAGCTGTGAGCCATCTACTGCAGGTAGTAGTCCCGAACCGTCTAGTTGTACAATATTATTAGCAGATGTTCCTACGTTTAGTACTGCTGCAGTTCCTAGTCCTAATGTAGTACGTGCTGTTGCTGCATCTGCATCATCAACCAGACTACGACCATATGCTGTAAAGCTAGTAACTGCGTAGGTATCACTTGCCGAAGTATAAATAAGATTATCTGCAGCAGTAGTAAGACCAGCAATTGAATTGAGGCCAGCATCATAAGCCTGTACGTCTGTGCCAATAGCTAATCCTAAGTTAGTACGTGCATCACCTGCGCTAGAAGCGTTAGTACCGCCGTTAGCAATAGCAACTGTGCCAGATAGCTGTGACACACCGATTGTTTTGTTTGTAAGCGTCTGTATGCCTGTCAGTGTAGCTACAGTGCTGTCAATAGTAATCTCATCAGCATTAGCAGTAATACCTGTACCACCAATAACATTCAGTGTAACATCACCTGTTGTTCCACCACCTGTCATACCTGTACCAGCAACTACAGAAGTAATGTCACCTACAGGTACTGCAGCTACTTGTGTATCTACGTATGCTTTGATAGATTGTTGAGTAGCAAGATGAGTGGCACTGTCAGATACCATATTGTCTTCATCTTTAATAGAAGTTCCACTTATTGTACCGTTAAGTACAGCACTTGTCAAGGTTTTATTTGTAAGTACTTGTGAGCCTGTTAATGTAGCTACTGTACTGTCAATAGCAACAGTCATTGTCTGTGCTGAACCTGTAGTGTCAATACCAGTGCCACCAGTAAATGTAAGTGACTGACTATCTAAGTCTACATTCTGTGCGCCACCACTGTCACCAGAAAAGTCTAAATCCTGTGCAGTTACCTGTGCATCTACATATGCTTTAGTAGCTTTAGCTGATGGAATAGTATCATCAGAAGCACTAACAGTAGATAGGTCAGTGTCAAGTACACCAGACTTTAAGTTATCTACTTCAATGTTAGATACTGTATTATTGTCTACGTCAATTACTTTATTGGTAAGTGTCTGTGAACCTGTTAGTGTAGCTACAGTCGCATCAATATCAAAAGTAACACTATTACCAGAACCAGAAGTATCAATACCTGTCCCACCAGTAAGCGTGAAAGTCTCGCTGTCAAGGTCGATACTAAGAACTCCACCTGAGTCTCCTTGGAAGTCGAGGTCTTGTGCTGTGACTTGTGAATCGACATAAGTTTTAATTGCCTTTGCAGATGCTAGAGTATCATCAGAAGCTGACACAGAACTAATGTCTGTATCAACAGAAGTGATAGCTGTCCCTGATGTAAGAGTAAGGGCATCAATAGTAGCTGAATCTATATAGCCTGTACCATTAATATATAGGTCTTTAAATTGTTTTGCAGTAGCACCCAAGTCTATATCATTATCAGTAGTAGGTTCAATTACACCATCTTTGATAACAAGTTGTTCAGTGCTTGTACCACCTACATCAATACTGACTTCTACCTGATTATTAACGTCATCTACTACGACTTTGTTCTTAGGTGTAACAACACCGGGGTCTCCAATCAAACCAATGACAGGGCCTTCTGCGGCTGTACCATCATGCTTGTGGCCTGTTGTATTTACGAATGCTGCTAGTAATTGGTTGTACTCGTCATTACTGTCGGCAGCATTAATAATGTCACCGTCAGCATAACTGGATTGTCTAGTATAACCTGCCATTAATTATCTCCTTGCATCAGCTTGGAACTCTAGCTGAAATCCTTTAAGTGAATATGGTGCTGATGTGCCTCTATCATTAACCCGTAGTGCCACAGCAAATCCACTACCTTCAATTGGTTGTCTTACCAATGGGTTAGATTGTCCACCGTATGTAGCCGTACCATAAGTAGAGGAACCGTAAATAGCGACTACAGTAGATGTATCAAAAGGGTATGCTGCTGGTCTAGCTACATTAGGTGCTTCATAATCATAACGTACAAACAAGTCAGCATTCACTTCAGCTTCTGGTGCGTAGTTAATAATTACACGTTCAAAGGTTTTACGTAGTCCAGCATCACCCATAGTTAAGTCAGGTGAACGATACTTACCTGTTATTACGTTACCATCAAAGTCATCACCTTGTTCTTGTTGATAAACATAACCATCAAAATCACCGTGTACTACGATGGTATCACCTGCTACTACTATGCTATCGGTAGAGTTAGGTCTAATACCTTTAATGTCTGCAAACTCGTATGACTCACCCTTACGTACACATATGACACCAGTAGTAATAGAACGAGGTTTACTTGCATTAGAAAAGAAAATACGATACTGTGTTTTATCTGGTATGATAACACTATCAAATTCATCTACGTCAGATAAACCTTCAAAGCGTTCCTGTACAGCACGGCTAATTGTACCTAGTTCTACGTCACCGATTCTCTCTGTACCAGCAACTGTACGTAATCCGTCTGGACCTAAGAATACTAAGTCACCTGCAAATTCTTGAATGGTAAATCCGTTAAGACAACCAATCTCTCTAGTTACAGGTTGTAATTGAAAGTCAGCAATCGTATTACCTGCTAATCTAAAAATGCGTTCTTCACAAAAAATATACAGTTGGTCACGGAAAGGAAACAGACCAGTTATGTTGCTGTCTACTGCTATAGAACCAGCCCCGTTAGCAACACTAAAATCACTGTCGGTATACGGTGCAGTAAATACTAACTCTTGTGGATTACTAGACATGCCAGCAAAGAAGAGTGCCTCTTTAAATCCTGTAACAAATGCTGGGTCAGCAGGTGCGCCTGTAGCATTTATATCCGTAACTGTAGTATTATCATATTTAGATGCGTGATTAGCACCATCAGCCCATACGATGTAATCTGTACCAGCTAGATTGTATCTAAAGAAAGTATACCTTCCAGCACCCGTTCTACCAGAATCTATCTGTGTCCAAGCACCACTACCTGTAGCAGCTTTATATACTTTACCACCACGTGCGGCAATAATGTTGCCTTTAAAATAAGCAGACATAAGGACTGCTTCGGTTGAAAGTACATCTTCTGGAACAATGTTAGTATTCCATTTTGAATACCCTGAGATACGTCTGTACCCACCTGTAGTGGCAGGTTCAAAGTTCTCTAGTTCAAGTGCCATCCCCGGTTGCATTGCGAAGGTTGATTGGTCGAGAACTAGACCGCCTTGACATGCAAACACAAAAGGATTAAGGCCAGATTCATCTGCCATTTAAACCTCTAAAATCCACTAATACCAGAACCATATCGTGGCGAGTAAGGGATGTATGTAGACCTAACGTAATCAGCACGATTAAGCAATATAGACTGCATCTGCTTAATGCCATCCTCAAATCGAGAAAAGTTAATTCCATACTGCTGTGCTTCACCACGATATTGGTATGAGTATGCAGTAGCACCGTCTACAATAACTTGTCTATACTGTTCTGGAATAGTTGGAACATCAGTAGCCGCAGATAAAGCAACCGGCTTAGTGTAATATTCAAATTGTAATTCATATGCCTTATCAGGATAAGGAAATAATCCAAAGTTATTATCTGGACTTCTAAATACATAAACAGGTATGCCGCCTACATCAGTGGTAGACTCTTGTTTAATATGCTTTTGTGTATACTCTTTATAATCCATAATACGGAGAGTAACACCAGACACTGCTAGAGCATCATCTTTAGTAATCCTAAATGTATCATAGTCAACTGACTGTGAATCAGCAGGAATAGTGTATCGTGTTTGTCCTGCTACGAGTGTTTCTGTTTGAGTAGCATGAGTAAAAGGCCACCCAAACTCACGTTGATTAATATAGTTAATAGCATCATTTACGGCATTCTTACACTGTACTTGAAAGCCACGCGCAGAAGTAAAATTAGCCGCTGTAAGCGACACTTCATTCATACGCGCAATGACTTCATTCGTAATGCCTAAGTAATCATATGCCATGTAAAATCCTCAAAATAAAAAAGTGAAGGGGCAAGTTGCCCTGCCCCCTCAACTATTTAGGCAAGCGTGTCACGGTCTACTTCGTTAGCAGAAGTATCGCCTTGTGAACTTACATCCATCAGCATTGCGAAAACACGAAGTTTACCTGCTGTGAATGATGCACCCGTACCTGCAAAAGTCAGGTCAAGTGTGTTTGCCGCAGTCTGAACAACAACATCAAGAGGAGTCACTGCAGGTGCGTAAGCACCATCAGTAGCACCGTCAATGTCGAATGCAGCTACAAACTCGTTAGGGTCTAGGTCTGTACCCAGAATAACAGTTGCGTCTGTACCTGTATTCATTGTTGCACTTTCGACAACTTGAACGCCAGCGTGTACAATGTATGTATTAGCTGGAACGGTAATCATTTGTGCAATATCACCATTAGATGGGTCAATTGCTACAGCAGTCAAGTCAATCTCTTTCTCGACCATGTAGACATTACGTCCACGCTGTGAATTACCTGTTTCAGGAAGAAGTGTTGTGGTAAAAGTATCAGCCATTTTTTATTCTCCCTATACCAAGTTGAACTTAGCGTTCACAAGTGCTTCTGGACGAAGAATCTTGCGACCGTACAAATGCATTCCACGAACAATGTCAGCGAAGCTGTCAGGGTCACGGTATGTCTCAGTCTTGTTGATTTGCTCTGCAGTAGCAACAGCAGATGAATGTCCAGCAACAATCACACCATAGTTATCGGCGTTTGTACCACCAACAGTACCAGAACCAGTACCGATTGTTGGAAGATTGTTTGAAACATACACTTGGAAGCCGTGCAGGTTACTTACAACAAGTCCATTCTGTAGACCTGAACCACCAAAGTCTGAGTTCAGAAGTTTTGAATCTTCGTCCTTCAGTACCTCAATGAATACTGGGTCTACAACAAGCCAACGGCCTTGCGTGTCAACATTCTGTTGGTCCAACAGACGTGCCATACGTGCAATAACCATTGTTGGGTTAGCATTACCTGAACCCGGTACAGATGATGCACCCGGCAGACGTGGCTGAATACCAATTGATGAACCAGCGGAACCACCGAAGTCATCAGCTTCTAGCTTCATGCTTGAAAGCAGTTCGTCTGAACCTGCAGTTGAGACAGCCTTTGAACCATTAACAGTTGTGTTAACAGTGTCTGGCGAACTATGCAGTGCAGACTGCTTGTAACCTGACAAGTAGCCAAGAACGTCTTGGTCAAACTGGTCAGCTAGGCGATACGCAGCACGGTCACTTGCCAAAGACTGGAAGTTTACGTGTGAGTGTGCCTCTTCAATGTCATCAACCTTAAATGCAAAGTAGTTAGCTTTGTCAATTGTAAGATTGAAATCTTCGTCATCAAGGTCTTGAGGTGTGATTGTAGTACCACGTTCGTATGCCTTGACTGTAATCTCTGGTTCTTTGATGATTTTAACTGAATCACCCATTGTGGCGATTTCACCAAAGTAATCAGAGTTAGTGATTGCCTCACAAACAGCGGCCTTGCGGAAAGCAAGTTGCACCTGTTTGGAGTAAATGACTGGACTAAAGTTACCATTAGGTAGGTTACCGTATCCAGCAGCGGAAGTAAAAGCCATTTCCATCTCCTGTTAAATTAGCTTTACAGATGCAAACAATACAATTCTATGCAGAGGCTGTCTAACGTAGGGTGTACTTTATACAAAGGTGGCCGCCCTTGTAGTCAGTAGGCCATGTTAATCAGGTAATCTTTAAGATTTTTGTCGTTTGCGGATTATAGGTGTAACCAAGTAGCGAACTCAGTTACACTTATCTGACTATAGTTATACGTAAAAATAACTACTTGTCAACACTTTTTTATTTTTTTATCTAGCAGAGCCAGATACATCATAGATAAACTTACCTGAACGGATAGCTTCCATAATTTCGTCAGACATCTTCTCATATTGTTGAGGTGACATCTTTTGTACTTGAGACTCTTTTAAGTAAGTAGAAGACTCTTGTTCTTGAGGCTTACTTCTTGAGTTCTTTGTAGATACAGACTTAGCTGCAGCTTTATCTGTCTTAGATTTTTCTTTACTAATACCTTTGTCAGCTTTATACAAGTCAATGGCTCTAGCGGCTGAACGTGCGTCATTGTCATTCTCGTAAAGCGCGTCCTGTACCCACTTAGGTTGTTCTTCTGCCCATTCGTGGAAGTCATCACTGTCACGAATCTCATCAAAGTCTGGGTGCATCTGCATTAGCGTTGCTTCTGCTTTTTCTTTCGTAGCTGAGTTTTGCATCTCATCAATAGCTTTAAGACGTTCTTCAAGAGCAGATGATTGCTCACGTGCCTTCTTCATAGCGATTGTTTCAACGATAGCTGCTACATCAGGGTAGTCTGCTGCCCATGTTTCAATGTCTTCATCGGACTTAGGTAGCTTCATTTCTTTCTTAGTAGCACTTTCCAGTTGACTTTTAAGCGCAGCTAGTTCAGTCTTAAATTCTTCTGCTTGTTTTTGCTGGTGTCGGCGCAAGTCAGAGTAACGCTTCTTAAATGTTTTCTCTTCTGCACTTGTAGGCTCTGCTTCTTCTTCTTCTGGCGCAGCCTCTACCTCACCCTTTTGTTCCTTCATTAACTGTTCTAGTTCTTCTTCTTCAATCTGTCGTTTTTCTTCATTAGTGTATTTACGATTAGCAAATGCAACTTTCTTTGGTGCTTGCATTTCTTCTGCCATGATTGTATCGTTCATTGTATTCTCCTTGTTGGGGCCACCGTAGCCACACTGTCGGGTATGGGGAGTGAGTAGCCAACGAATTGAGTCTTAGGATTTAGAGGCTAGACCCTTACCTCTTTTAGCTAAAGGTAATACAAAATTACCCATAGCTGAAACAAATTCCACGCCAAATACTTTTTTTAGTATTTCTCTTTCTGGACCTGTCATTACTTTACGAATCATTTCTTTTTCTTTATCAGATAATTTTTCGTAAGCATCATAGGCTTGTTGCAAATCAATTTCCATTATACACTCTTTCCATTATACAGTACAGAATAATCTTTCTGCTTTACAAACTTACCAATGCCATAACATATAGCTTCTCCTACTGTTTTAATTATTTTACCAGTAATAGTAGACTTAGGATATGCAATAGGGTCAACGATATGCGCAATTTCTTCTGCGCGTTTTATCGTAAGATATTCAAAGATACTACAGACTAATTTATTCTTACGCATAACTGGAACCATAGGAATAGCCCAATAATGATAACCGCGAACAACTGTAGTTGGAAGGTCCCGCGCTGTATACACAACATCCATGCGATATAAATCTCGTGATAATTTGCCTTGTTTATATAACTCTGTGCAAATAACACGACTATCTGTAGCATTGTCATCGTTTCGTTCTTGTCGTTCTGCAGCAATAGCTAATCCTTTTTCAGAAGATTTTGGCCCTGTAGAGGTAACAACAGATTTCTCTCCTCTAGCATTTGTAGTAGTAATAGCTTTTCCATCACTACCTGTTACCGCTGAAGTATTAGGATTACCTGTTTGTTCACGTGCGCTTCTATCTGCTTCAGTTTTATTACGGGCTGCAGTAGCAGCAGCAGATGGACTATATCCTTGTGACCTATAACGGTCTACGTTTACAGCAGTTTCTTTATCTCTAGCTGTATCTATAACTGGACCTGAATCAGCAATACCTGCAGGGTCATCTGCCATTTTATCACGGCGAGTTGTAGTTGGAAGTGTTTTTCCTGCAAAGGCTTCTGAACCATAAAATCTTGCCCTAGATTCTCCCGGTGATATACCTAATTTAGAAACTTCTGCACGGTCTGTTCCGTAAGTTACAGGCTTACCTTCTAGCTTTTCTAACATATAGTTTGCAGCTTGTTGTTCTATCGCATCAATTGCAGCATCCCCTGAAGAACCAGCAAATTTAACAGTATTAGTAGGGGTTGCTGGCCCTGTCTTAGAATAGTCTTCACCCGGCTTTGCAAAAGTTATTTCTCTAGGTTCTCCTGACATAATAGCATTTAAGTAATCTTTTCTTTGATTACCTGCAAGTCCTAAATCTTGCATTCTTGTATTTAAATCTTTAACTTTGTTAGCTACATCTTCACTGCGACCAATACGCCCTGCTATAGCATCTGTCTCACCTGTAACTGTAGCTGTTTTAACACGAGCAGATTCTATTTTATCTTGTAAAAATTTATCAGCTTCTGCACCACTTAATACAGGAGTAGCTGCAGCTTCCTCTGCAGTCTTAGTACCCAACTGAGGACCAGTTAACTGTTCTGCAATAGTATTTAACATTTCTGCTTGTTTAGCTGAGTCAGTAGTAGCATTAGCTACACCCACAGCTATCTCTCGTTTAACTTTATCAAACTCTTTATTTTTTGTATTACTACCTAAAACACCACCAATAGTATCTGTTACCTTATCCATTATACCTCTAGGGTCTAGTATATCAGATACTTTTTTAAATGCATCGGTATTTGTTACAGTAGCAATACGTTGTTCTTCTGGTGATAAAATTTTAGGTGATTGAAACGGGTCAGAATCCCCACCAGTATCTTGTTGTACAGCAGGTGTTTGTGTTACAGTCGTAGGTGTTTCTGGTTTCTTTTCTTCTTCAGTAGGCAAGCTAGACTTAGGAACAAACCCTGCAGGAATAGGGATAAGAGGATTACCACTTCCATCTACAGGAACTTGTATCTCTGCTTTTGTTTCGCTATTAACATACGTAACATATTTAGGCATAAGAGTGTCAAACTTAGGAGCCTCAAATGTTTGTTGTGGTTGTTGCATACCAAAAAACTGTGGCTGATAGCCTGTCTGAACACCTTGACCATATACAGGTTGTTGTGGTTGAAATGGTTGTGTAGGAGTTTGCGCATAATTTTGAAAAGTAGAAGGTGTAGTATATTGCATACCTGTTTGTGGTTGAACAAAACCACCTACCTGCATTTCCATTGGTTCATCTTCTAGTTCAAGGTCATCCATACCAAAAGGAATGCCATCAGGAATAACAGCTTCTTCTGAATTACCCATCTGACCCATATCATCCATACGTTGAAGCCCCATCTTTGCTTCGTCACGTAGTGCCATCATTTTATCTAAACCATGAAATCTAACCACATCGGCTGGCATAACAAACTCACCTTCGCTTAGTTGTGCAGGAATGTCATCACGAACCTCTTCTTTGAGAGAGCCTACAGGTACATCATTACCTGATTCTTCATCAATACTGCCGCCTTCTTGGAGAAGACCACCCTCATCGAAAAGTTCCATTTGTTTATTCAGAGCCATTTATTTCATCCCTAAGTTGTTTAAGTCTACGTAAAACTGCTATTGCACCCTGTTGTCTATGCAGTGTAATAACGTCTGTTGATTGTTCCATTACCTTGTGATGTTGCTCTATTGCATCATCTAAGTAATTATTGAATGCCTCCCATTGGCGGTTGTTGCCCACCAGCGGCTTGAGGTTGCTGAGTATTTGCTTCTTGTCCATTTGCACTAAATCCTTGTTCACCCGGTACAGGTACTTGTCCTGTGCCTATATTACCACCACCTGCGCCAGTTGGGTCCATCGGACTACCAGTAGCCATACCTTGTTCTGGTTGTGCAGGTGCTTGGAAGCCTTTCATAATCTCTGCTTGCAGAGCAGCTTCATCCATATTGTTGGTTACTTTGTCGGGGTCTAAGTCCAGTGATGTTGCAATCTCACGGATTACATACTGGAACTTAGCAAAAGGTGCAAGTGCTGGGCTGCTTGCTACTTGCAGGAACTGCATCAAACGCTGGCTACGTACTTCGTTAGCCATAAGACTTTCAGTTCCACGTGCCTTAACTTCTAGGTCGCCTTTAATCTCAGGGTCAAAGTCAAACTGCATATTAAAGCGGAAGAAACCTTCACCCAATGGGCGTAGCAGGTAATCATCTACATTCTTTACTACAGTCTTAATACCGCCTTGTGCGGCACCCATGAGCATTGATATGCCGGATGCAGTACGGCCTACGCCAGATACTCCTGTTTGCCCATGAGCAAAGCTAGGCATACCTGTGCTTTCGTCTGATAACTGACGTGCTTTGTCAAACAGCATCATATTCTCTGATGATACATTTGGAAACTTAGTTCCAAAGATAGCTTGACCCGGCGCACCACCTTGCCTACGGAATACCTTGCCCGGATATAGTGACAAGTCTTGACCCGGTACTAGATTAGTTTCATCTAGTTCCATAATCAAGTTACCCGATAGGACAGCGTTATCGACAGCCATACGCATAAACCCATTCATAAGAGTTTGTGTGTCGTCCATGTTCTCTGCGATACCTACACCAAAGAAGGAGTATGGGTTCAGTTCGTATGGTGCAGCGTGATATGGAATGCGGCTAGGCTTAAATGGATTAAGAACCATACGAATAAGTTTATTATTACATATCCATACATTTGCCTGTAATTCATCAAAGTCTTTTAATTCATCTGGAATGCTAATGTCTTGGGCTTCAAGCATTTCAACATCAACCATACCCCAATATTCAAGAACTTCAAAGCGTTCAATAGAGGACTCAGGTGCATAGTCAGACAAGTCATCTTCCCAATACTTCTTAGTATAGTTTTCGCCAATAGAAATAACTTCATCGATAACTTGACCACGGAAGTATGGACGTTTCTTTAGATTACGTAGCTGTGAACGTGACATCTTATGACGTTCAATTACATATTGTGCCTCATCCATATTATTGGCATCTGGGTCTGGATAAAAATTCCAAACAGATACGTGTTGTACTTGTGGAACTGTTTTAAAGAGTGGGTCATAGTTACCCTCGTCATCCCAATTAGGATACTCCTTGTCCGTAGCAAAAGGACCTTTCATTACACCTGTACCAAATAGTGCCATCTCAAATGCAGAGTTACGCATATGTTTACCTGCACCAGATTCTTCTAGCTGGTCGTGTATCTTCTTCTGCATTTTCTTAGCTGCAATCATAGCAGGGCTAAATGTAATTGCTGTAGGTGTTTTGCCCGGACCTTCTTTTAGTTTGTCAGATACAGGCTCTAGTTTATTCTGTACTACACCTAGCTTTTCTTGCAGTGTCTGTGCAGTAGCACCCGGCTCTAAGTCTTGTCCATCACCTGCAAAACCATATGGGCTAGTAGATAAACCTGTATCACCGCGTAACTGTTCAGGCTCCTGCGGGTCAAAGTTAACATCTTCTACTACACCCTCTGGTAATTCAGTAGGGTCTACAGATAAAGGAAAACGCTGGTTAGCAAACAAAACATCTACAATCTGTCCATAAGCTGCTAGTGTTTTTGTCTTAGTTACCTTAATAAATACGCGAGACTTTTCTGCTTCTGTAAACTGCACGTCAGGTCCATACAAACCACGGTAGTTACGATAAGCACGTAGCCATCGTTCCTCATCTTGATAGCGGTAATCTTCAGAACGCTGGTATCTATCGTTAATAAACGGAATGATGGAAGATACATCTGCATCAAAAACTACAGAATCATCTGTGTCTTCCAATGCAATAGCATCGTCTTCAATCATAATATCATCTTCATTCATAATGTTTTCCTTAATATCCGAATGTGCTGTCTGCTACACGCATACCAGTACTGGGTCGTCCCCTTGGGTCATAGTCAAATACACTAAACCTTGGTCTGGACATTATACCATATCTTAGGGCATCATACAAATGGTCTTCACTGTTTGTATCAATATCTTCTGGATTTTTCTTGTCAATGGGGATGGCTGGTAATTGTGATACTGTATTTGTGCAGCTATTAAAGAATACAAGTCTAGGCTCCTCTGTAAATTCATCTACCTGTAGTCGTCTGTGTATTTCGTTCTTACCTGCTACACGACTACCACGACTTCTATCTGATGGTCTCCAACGACACCCTCTTGCTATCATTGTTTCGGCAAGGCTAGGGCCAGTATCACCACGCTTATGCCAAAGAGAAGAGTCAAGCACACCATACTTAATAGTACCATCGCCAGCCTCTAATTCTAGTATCATATCTGCCAAATCTGCGGCAAGGACTTTAGAAACGTAAAGTTCTCTGTATACGACAAGCTGTTCGTTAGGTGCAACAGCAAACCAAATAACACCAGACTTACTACCGTAACCGTAATCACAAGCCCTAAACTTAACCCAATTATGAGGAATATCGAAAGGCTCAACAACATGAACATTGCGGTCAAACTCAGTAAAAGCCGCACCTTCTTTAATATCCCAATCTCCGTCAAGGAGTTGTCGTCTTTGCTGCTCTGGCATAGAGAGTAGCATTGCTTCGTAGTCACCCGACTCTGCCAGATAAGGATTGTCTGATAGTCTCGCTGGGATAAATCTCCGTTTAAATAATGACTTTCCAGCTTTTGCATGTCCTGCTGGGTATCGGAGTACTTCTCCTGTTTCGCTATCTGTTGCATCGAATGCTCTATTATAAGGGGCGGGGTCAATAAACATCTTCTTGACCCAATGATGACCTCTACCGCCGGGGTTAGTCGTAGCCCTCATATAAATTGGCAAGTCTGGCGCAGTTGAACGTAAACGTGACCGCATGTAGTTCCAAGCGTATGGTGTAGACCATTGCGTTAACTCGTCAAAGCCTATCCAGCTAAATGCCAAACCCTGATAGCGCAATACATCATCATCTCTATCTAGGTAAGACATCCACAGTCTAGCACCAGATGGTGCAGTCCACTGCATCTTTCTTTCTGACCATTTAATACCGGGCCAGATTTTTGGATATAGTTCCTGCGACTTAAATACAAGTTCACGAAGTTCTTCTGTTGTATGTCGCAATAGCAACCCACTAAATGCAGGATGCCCCATATATCGTAGAGGGTCCGATAACATGGCGTAGGATTTGCCACCACCCGCTGAACCACCAAAGAGTACCTCTCGTTCCCCAGCAGCTAGAAAGTCAGTCTGTGGGCCGGGATTAGGCTTAAAGAGTACATTCTGTGTTTCTTCAATAGCCTGTGTTTCATACTCAATAGGTTGTATCTCAACCGTTGGCTTTGGAGCCGGTTCTTTCTTCTTGGAGGGCTTTCGCTTTGGCGATTGCCGTTTCCGCATACTCTGCCCACTTGATGAGGCTTTTAGCTTGGTTCTTACGTCTTCGTTCATTCTGTAACCGTTTCCTTAATCCCACATGCGAGATGTATCTGCCAGTATTTGTACTCAACCAGTTCGCTACTTCACGATAACTGTATTGATTTACGTGGCTACGTGCTTTCTCTAATAGGTCTAACTCTGTTGGTATAGGGTCAAGAATGTCGGGGTCTTCATCATTTTGTTTATAGCCGAAAGGTACAGTCCTAGCAATGCGAGGTATCTGCACCCATACGTTTTCTTCTTTAATGTCGGTTGGCTGTGGTAGTTTCCACTTACCTATGCTTCTAGTCATCGTCTTCTACAATAGCTTTAGGCGGCATAAGCATGACACCGCCTGATGCTTCTACTTGCATCTTCTCAGTTTTTACCAGACCAGTACGGTCAAGCAGTTCTTTAGCTGCTGCCATCTTGTCACGAATACCTAGTTCAGTCGGGTCATGTAGACCACCTACCATAGCCATCGCAGCTTTTGGTGCATTACGTGCCATATACATTTGAGTTGCCTCAAGTATCTCTTCTTTAAGACCCTTAACAATTTCCGAAGTATTAGAAGTGTCAGCATATCCTGCCAGTTTCTTTGCTTGCACCATATCACCACCTGCTTCTTCAAACAGGACGTTGAGTAGTGCTTGTTGCTTATCAGTTAATTGTCTAGCCATTAAAATTCACCATTGTGCATTGCGTTTGCTAATTTTGTACTTCTTGATTTTACCTGATTTGCCCACCTGCTGTCAAGCATTTCTTTTGCTGCATTGGCATAATCTTCATTATGAATAGCATTCCACATCTTTTTAAACTTACATAGACGTGGCACACCCATATTAAATGCCATATCCATAAGTACAAGTTGACGTACATTGTCTAGCTTGTCTACGCAAGGGTGCGCACGTACAAGTTCTTCTTCGACAATCTGCACGTCATTCTGTGCTAGATACATAGCATCTGCTTCAGTAATACCTTCAGTATGAACAATAGCCATATTAGGTATGTCCATCCATTCCAGTTCTTCCTTCGTGATGCCACGGTCTTCTAGGTTCCGTCCAATACCAATAGTGTCAATACCAAGGCTATCCTGATACACCTGTAAGCGCAAACCTTCGTGCGCAATTAACTTATTGATAAAGTCTTCTTTACGATATTTCATTTTTCATTTCCTAGCCATACAGCAAAAGCACCTGTCATAGCACCAGTAACTACACTCACAAGACCTGCCTGTGCATTAGTGGGGTCAGGCAGTGTCATAAACCATTCCACTACTCGCCATGCTGATATTGACATCATAATCATCATTAAGCGGGGTAGTATCTTCCACGCCAGTATTCGTTCCATTGCTACGGTCACGGTTAATCCTCGCTTGTTCTTCTGTAGTTCTGTTGTGCATGTCCCACATATGATACACTATTTCTTTCCAAAGAATTTAGCTGCGCTACGTACACCAAAAGAAGCGGCAACGATAACTCCAAGTGAGTACTGATACCACTCAGGCATTTCATTGAGTTGCGCGAATCCGTTTGCAACTACTTCTTCCATGCCCGGAATGAACGCCATAATGAGAGGTATAGAGAAAAGAATGGTAAGCCACTCATCTTTCCACGATGACTGACTGCCTTTAGCCATTTCCAAATCCCAGTCAATCTCGCCCGTAGCTTTCCTCTCCATAATGACAGCTTCGGCTTTAGCCTTTGCCACTTTAGTTGCAGCTTCTGCTTTAGTTTTTTCAACTTTTCCATCTAACCATGTCCCTGCTAAATTAGCTATTGGCCCAATCAATAAGTTTAACATTAGCCTCTCCGAAACTTTGCGGTTTTCTTCGCAATACTTTTAGGCTGTGCTACAAACTGCTTACCAGCAGCCTTACCTTTTCTCTTAGCCTTAGTTGTAGCAGAGTACTCTGCACTTGTCAAGGACTTTATTGCTTTTGCTGGTAAATATCTTTCACCCGTCTTTGCTGAAGGTTTACCTGACTTAGTGCGCCAGTCCTGTCGTGTCCAGTCTGCTAGGCTTTTTTGTGATTTCTTCATGTAGATAATCCTTTAAGCCACGTAACATAATAATAACCGCCAACTGTAGAGAATAAAGTAAGTACAGTACCTACGATTATTATTAGCATACGTTCTCTTTTAGCTGCTACTATCTCTAATTCTTTTTTAATTCTGGCTCTTTCAGCAGCTATCTCAGCCTGTAGACGTTCCCACTGACCAGCCTTTCCAAAAAGTTGGAACATGCTTCTAAGTTCATTACGCATGTCATCCAGCTTTTCCTTCTTGAAATGCTTTTCGATAGCTGAGTCTTCTGCAATAGAAAACCTTGACTTCTTTTTCTTAGCCTCACCGAATTGTAATTCGGCCTCACCCTTAGCATAGGATGAGATAGCCCTTTGGAGTGACCCCAAATCTTTGCCCATCTCCACGCCTTTTTTAAGCGCGGCGTGACCAGCGCAGATTGCACTAAACGCACTAATAGGGTCTATCATGTTAAGCCGCCTTTTCTACTAAAGGTCTTGAAGCATCAACGCCCATCCACTTAGACCATTCAGCGTAGTAGTGACGCATACCCACCTCATCGTGAATAGTGCCACCCTCATGTCGTCCGTGTAAGATATTGCGAGGCTCTGTGCCTGTACGCATTGTAGTACCCTGACCAGCTACGCCAATCAAGTCTTCGTGTAGGTTACGACCAAATGGCCCCCAGATAGAATTGTGATGTTCAATACGTGTGGCTCTATCTTCTGGGCTGTCACTCTTCAAGCCATAGCCACGGAACTCAATCATTACTTTGTTTGGTCCTAGTGGGGTTATGCTGTCGCTACGGTAGGCACTGCCACGTAGATTAAAGTTATAACCGGGGAACAGGTCAACCATGTACCACTGGTTTGGTGGCAGATTAGGGAATGACAGTTCGCCTCTATCTTCAAAGCCTTCATACTCTTCATACTGCACTGTGAAGCTACTGACATTCACGTGTCCATTGTTGAACGGTATGTTCTTACGTGCAAAGTATGCGTCATTGAATCCGGTTACACGATTGTGGTAGTGCATAAAGTCGTGGTAGAACTCGCTGTTGGTATCGTGCCACAGTTTGTAGTTCGTATCAATCACAGCCTTGTGATAATGAAACACTTCTAGTGGTTCAGTATTGATAGCATCGTCAATGCAATCAAACGCACCGTCAAGCCACTGTGCTAAGTCTTGGCTAGGGTTACGGTCTAGTGTAGTCCACACCATACCGCCGTAGTTTACCTCTGTGTGCAGTTTATCCCATCCAGCATAGTCTAGTTCACTTACCTGACCAGCTACTCGTACAATACCGGGGTTGTGGTATAGGTAGACTTGTATGCCATCTGGCTCATGTGCAATCAGTACATTCTTGTGTGCAATTTGTGATGTACGATAACGTCCTACTTCTGGTAGTTCACTTTCGTGACACACTGGCACCCATACTTTAGCAAATATCTTTTCAATCTCTTGTTCATACAAGCTATAGTCAGAATAGATAAGAGAGTTAATGTGTTCGATGTTAGGAGTCTGAGTCCATTGTTTATGATTACGTGGTGGCATTAATAAAGTTTTACATCCTCTGGGTTTACATATCTGGGTACACAGTACGCTGTTACCCTATCTTTTGGGTCTATATATTGTAGGTATTCGTAATTTCCGTATCGTTTAGTTATGCGAGAAGCAAAGTAATTACATTCGTTTATATCGCGGAAGTACATATCTCCGCTTTCTAATCTACGTGCATCCCCAGTTCCCAAGTAAACAAGAAGCAGGAATACGTGTGCGGTCACTTGTAGCCTCCACCAGCTGCCTTGTACTCACGTGCTAACATCTGGGCTTTACGTGCAGACCACTGACCGGGTGCGCCGCCTTTACTGCCAGCCTTAATCTTGTTGAACAGTCTCTTTCTCATTGTTGGCTTAGTGTAGTTGCCAGCTTCATTAACTCTACTTTTGCTCTTCGCTTTAGGCTTCGCCGGTTTGCTAGTTTTTCTAACTGCCCCACCCTTCTTGAGTTCTTTGACTTTCTCCACGCCTTTAATTGTTCCTTTGTTGGCTGCTGCGTAGAAGACTTGTTCACCCTTTTTCTCCCCGTACTTCTTTTTCATTGCTGATTTAATCTTAGTACCTTTAGTTGTTAAGGGCATCTCCTTTATCCTCTCTGTGGTATAAATGACTCTTCTACGTTGAAGACTACGGTAATAGAGTCTGCGTTATTACACAGACCACGAAACTTGTCACCCTTGTAAAACCACAGGCTATCTGTAATCTGTAGCAAGCTATTGGCTGGTACGGTAACTTCTTCAGCTAATGTATGATACGTAGTATTCTGTGAATCATACCAGTCTAAACTAAACTTAGCATCTGTCGATGCCTTATTGTTAATGTAGATAGACTTGATGTTAGTCTCATAGTTGGCAGGTACTGTGTACAAGTCAGCGTTGCTGGTTGTGAGTAGTGCGCCTACAGTTCTGTTTTTAGTTGTAGCCATTAGCGACTAACCTCTTCCCAATCCATACTAGCATATACGTCTGAACCAGCAGAGTCACCAGCAACAACCAGTGTCAGTTCAAATGGTGTAGATGTAAAAGTATCACGTTCTAGTTGAAACTTAAATAGTGCTTCCTTCAAGATATCAATAGTTGAACTTCCTTGATTACTTCCTTGAAACCAGCCACTAGCAAGGATACGACCACCAGTAAAACTTGTTCCTGTTATATTATAATTAACAGAAGAGTTAGCACCTGCACTTACCCACGTACCACCTGTTGTAGTACCTGAAGCAACTACACGCCAGTTATAATTTGCATTATTAGTAAGACCCAATATACTTAATGCCGTTTGAATAACAATAGCATCTAATCTATCTGGGCTAGTTTTCAACCTAATGGAAATAATTGGGTAGTATGTATCTGCAAGTGTAAGGTCATATGGGGTAGCAATAGGTGTACCGATAGCTTGTTGCAGTCCTCGTAGTTCATAACCACCTTCGGATAGGACACTACTACAGATTTGTTTCAATTTACTTACAGAAGCAACTATGCCTGTGTTTGTAATCTCATAGCGCAAAGGTAGGCTGGCAGTTGTAATGTAAGTGGATGTAACTAAATTAGCGTGATGAAAACTGTGGCAGTGAATAAACACACCATCAATAACAAAACCTAGACGTACTGTACCTAGTCCTAGCCACTCAATGTCCATCCACAGTATCTGTGCTTTAGATAAGTCTAAGGTTATTCCTGACGGTCCTGTGCCATCCATACGGTCTATATTCCAGTTAGACTGTGCAACACGTGTTTCTGTTACACTGCCTGTGACCAGACTACGTTCTACAAAGTTTACTGTTGTGTCAGTCTGTTCTAGGTACATACCGTTGCTTGCACCATAGTAACCTACACGCTGGCGCAAGTTTGTCTTAGCTTCATCAAATACAAAAGTATTAAGAACCAGTAAAGACTTGCCCGGCTGGTAAGCGAACACTTTAGTTGACTCACGGATAATCTCATCACCCGAAGCTGTACCTACGTCCATGTCAATAAGACCTTCAGCAGCTACAAATGTAGAACTTGCTGTGCCTGTAGTGTCCTCTACCCACAAATCATTATCAGCAAATCTATGGCTGGAATCAAACAAAGTTAGTGGAGAACTTACACGTAGACGATTGAATGCGTCAGTCTTCGTAGCAGCAAAGTCAACTGTATTGCCACTAGAAGATATGCTTACAAGTTCCGGGTAGCTTGTGATACTCACTATTTCTTCTTCTTAGCCATGCCACCGCGCATCATCTTCTTCTTTGATGCTGCTTTCATCATACCACCACCACGCATACGCTTTGGTGATGTCTTAGCTGCCATACCGCCTCGCATCATCTTCTTTGATGCCATTTTAGTTTTACCCTTCATTACGTAATCTCCGTCTTTCTAGCACTAATGCTTCGTATGTATCTTCTGGAAAGTGTTTGTAGTATCCACTCTTTTCCAGACTCAATGCTGCATCGTCAAGCAGCGATAGCTTCTGCACGAATACCATGCAGTATGTCAAAGACGCATCTACTATATCGTCTTCAATTAAAAAGTCCAGACCCGCCTCTTCAGCATCGTAGTCTGGATGGAACACCATCAGGTGCAAGTCAATACCAGCGACTGACATCAATTCATTCATGCCATCACAAAAGCCATCTAAGTACTTTATGTCTGGAAGTGTTTCACTAGCCCACACAACAATATCATAGTCATGTGTATCAAATACACGTACAGCTTCTAGCAGCCCGTCAATACCTGTGTTGATACTAAATGTGACTTTGTTATCTGCCCATGCTTGTTTAGCGTATGGACAGGGTGGTAAGCCATTTAACTTTATATTCGGTATCTCAAGAAAGTTATGTGACCACTTACGTATGTCAGCTTCTATACTATGCATTACCTATCAGTAATTTTTTTATATGCTTCCGGGCTAGCTTTCTTCAGTGCCTTCAGGCCGGGGTTATCTTTGACCATACCACCAGCAGCATACATATGTTGTTTACCACCAGACATACCACCATAAGCCATTTCAGTTTTCTTACGGCTAGCTTTCTTAGGTTTTGACTTGGGCTTTGGCATAGGCATTACAATAGTTATAGATGGGCCAGTACGTTCACTGTTCATCGGATGCCTTGGGTCAGAGTCGTGGAAGTAACCTTCCTTTTTCTTGTAGGCGTCAAGTTCTTTCTTAGACATTTTCATTTTACTTTTTCCTTTTCTTAACCATGCCACCGCGATTAAAGTCTAGTCCACCACGGCCACCTACACCTTTATCTAAGTCTTTAATACTGGATTCTGCGCCAGACATTCCACGAGTACCTTTACGTCTACGCAATCCACTTTCACCCGGCTTAGACTTTCTCATTTCTTCAAGAAAGGCTTTTAGTTCTCTTTTACGTGGTCCTTCAACACGAGCCATAGCATTACGCACCGCTTGTTCTTGTTTACCGGGAGATAGTTTATTAAAAACAGACTTATTAATTTCACCAGTTTTTAAATTAATAGGTGGCTTTTCTTTGGTTACTTTTTTTGATGGCGCACTTTTGAGTTCTGGTAAAGTAGCTTTACTTTTTTTCTTACGAGATGCTGCACCCTTTGCTCTTGCACTAGCTGTGTCTTTCGCATCTTTTTCTCTTAGACTTTTTAACTTTGCCTTCTCTGCTTTTGTAGCCTTACCATCACGAACTTTTTTAGCTAAGTCTACTTTCTCTTGTGCTTTAGCCCGTGAACCAGCAGTTCGTTGAGACTGTAAAAATCCCGGCTCTGCAGAACGAGTTACCTTACCCGCTTTACCTTTGTCTACAGATGCTGCAGCCATATTACTACGACCTGTAATAGCATCAAGCCCCATGCCTTCTTGTGTTACGGGTTTACGCGATAGCCGCAAACCTTTTTGAGTTGCTTTAGGTTTACTTGCTGCTTTTTTACTAGCGGCTTTCTTGGCTGCTTCTGCTTTTGCTTTAGCCGCACGTCTAGCTTTACCAGCCTCACCTTGTTTTTCTCTTGCTTTTTTTGCTGCACCTTTAGCAAGTGTTTTAATTATGCCCATTGATATATCTCCTATATTACCATTTAACTTTATGTGACCAGTACTTCGCTGACAGCTTGCTGGTCGGCTTCCCCTGTGCATCATGACGTGCATAGTAGGACTTCTTACGTGCTTTATCTTTAGCAGACTTAGGGTTCTTCCCAGCACCAGATACGCCTTGCTGTCCAAAGCGAATAAATTTATACGTGTCACCTTCTTTTGCCATCACAGCATGTGACTTAGTTTTGTGACTAGGGGTACGCTTAGGCTTATTAACGCCAGACAGCCCCTCTTCCTTCATCTTATTCTTTACTCTCTCAGGTATAGCCATTATACTGGTCTTCCTTTAGGTTGGCACTTAAACTTGTAACTGTGTGGCACAGGGGGTAACAAAACACCCATATCTGTAATCATTTCTTTAATACGGATAAGACACTCTGCCTCAGTCCCGTAGGGGCCACGAGTATCATTAGCTTCTATACAAGCATTAGGGTTTAATAGGGTACAAGCTAGTATGGTAGCATAAAACATTTATGTGTTACCTTCCGTCCAGCCTTCTAAACGCATATACTCCTCTGTCTCTTTTAGTGTAAAGGTACGTGGATAGAACTTAGCATCCAATGCTGTTCGCACGTAGAATACATCACTGTGAGGGATATGCAGTCTATCTAAAGTATTAGTACGGATAGCATTATAGAATGCATCAAGTACATTGTCTGTGTATAGTTTTACAGATTTCTTAGCCATTGTCAAGAACTTTCTTTATACAGATAAGACAATTATAGCATTACACTTAAGTGTTACAGTTAAACTGTATTAGCAAAGAATATTTAGGGATAGCTAACAATGCTACATTTAAGTGACTTAGTTATAGTGTATTTTAATTAGAAGTAAATAACATTTAAGTAAGTCACTTAAGTGAGTCTTAGTTATAGTATAATTATACCAGAATTTAATAGGTATGTCAACCCCCGCATTTCATCTGGTACCATCTTTTCTGAAAACATGGGTCCAGTCCACTACTCCCCCAACAAGCTACACGCGCATAGCATAGTGGGGGAATAAGGATGCCTATTTTTTAAGCAGTTGCACAATGCTTGTGCATATACATATTGACAGTTGCCACTGTGGTTAACACTAGATTTACCTAATCTGTGTATTTGTATGTACATATAACGCACCCACCCCCACCTGCCTCCTGCCCGCCCCCCTAACCGCAAGCGCATGTGTTGCATAATGCCTCTGCGTAGCGCATGGTTAGAGCCAAATGTAGTGACTAAGCCTATGCCTACATCAAGATGTAGTATATATGATGCTGTCAGTCAGTTGCAAACAACTGTTATGGTATCAGTTGCCATACGAAGTATGATTGTAAATGGTCAGCTTTACAGTTTTACAACAAGTTGTAAGGTTGATGCACAAATACTTTACCCTTACAGGGTATCTCTTAGTCCGACAGCGGACTACACCCCCTATCACCGAAGGATGATAGTCTTGTGAGCCACCATCAACCTCTCAGCCTCGCTGTGCATCACGAGTTTAGCGCACCAATTTCGTAATCGTAGATTACTGCAATCACTTGCGAAACGGCAAGCGCAGAGGATATTGCTTTGCAATCTGAACAAATAACTTGACAAGCCGAAACCTTTACTATCTTCTTACGGTTAGTCGGGATAACCCCTTGAACATAGTGAAAGGGGATTATCCCTTACTAACCTAAAGATAGAAAAGAGAATGTGATGACCAACTCAAAAACAACTTTCGCCGTTCAATTAGCTGAAGCTAATAACACTGTTCAAGCCAAAGGCTTAGTATTATCCCAATGGGATAAGTCAATCACCAAAGGTGATAAGAGCCGCTTCAAAGCACTTTGTGCTAGGGATGGTTTTTGGTTCTCTCTTGGAGAGGTATGTCTTGAATTGCTAAAGCAATCTGGTGGTAATCGGACTGACTCAGCTTTGCTGAAAGATGCCAACCTCCACACTGTTGCAAAGCAACGGCGTAAAGAGGCAATGGACTTTGTGCTGAACTTCAAGGTTATCGAAGATAACAAATTGCTTGGTAAGTTTGCTTCAATGAAAGAACTGCTGAAAGCAGTCGATAAGATTGTCAACCCAAAGGTTGAACAGTCTGATGAACCGAAGGTTGAGACACCTGTTGAGCCGAAGGCTACAGCACAAGAGCCAAAGGCTGATACAATACAGTCTGTAAAGACTGCTGATGATTTGGCTCTTGACGTTCTACTGCAAGTAGAATTGAATGGTATCAGCATAGCTGACTTCAAGATTGCTATGGCTAACGCCATTGGTATGATTGAGAATAATAACGAAGTTATACCTTTTGATGTAGCAGTATAAACTGCTATATCATCTTTCCTTAGTCCGACAGCGGACTTAGCTTAATACGGAGTATTACAATGAACAAAGTAACTGACATTCTTATCAGCCTATTCATAGTCGGAACTAGCTTCCTAGTTGGTATGCTCAACATCATGGATGGTGGAGCAGGTATCATCACGATAGGTTGTGTAGCTTGTGTGATTGGTGGTAGTTTTATTCTGGCTGAACTATGTTCAAGAAAGGTAAAGTAACATGGCTAAACGTGGCGCAATCGTGGATATGGGTAAGCACAAGCCTTTAGGCTCAAGCTGGCGTAGCATGGATAGTATGGCCTATAGCCATAGCTATGAGCCTGAAACACGGCCTGACTTTCAGGTTTATGTGACAGGTCAAGCTGATACTTGGCAAGCTGAATATGATGCCAAGATTGAGGCGGATGCAAGGCGTGAAGCACAAATGCAAGCATTGCTTGACTTGAAGCAAAGGATGCTTGACAAGAATTTACTTTAGTGTGT